ATACAACTACTCGGTTATAAGCATAAACGACGAGTATAAGCCTAAAAAGGCTCTTATTTCGAAGATATTGGGTATAGCTGATAATCTTAATAGCGATAAAGACTTAAAAGAGGATTGATTGGATGTATTTATGGCATGCGGCATCATATACGATATAATGCCGTGAATAACGTTGTATGAAGGATATGTATGGCAATATGATAGATAACGTATTTGTGTCTTGACACCATAATATTATGTCATTATATCCTCTTTTTGTATAAAAAAGATAACAAATAATATAAATATCTTGAATATGGATGAGATTAGTATAGGTGATAAAATCATGTTTCATGTTACTGGAAATCATAATATGGGATATACCAAAGGGAAGAAGTATGTCGGGACGGTATTAAGCCGGGATAGTCGATCACGCCTTCATGTGAGGGCGAAAGGCATGCCTAGAGCTTGTATTGATGAGCGGGATGTGGATAAGCTTATCGAGGAAAGTATGGATTTTGATATGGATGAGGTAATATCTAATCCAGTGGCGAGGGAGTTGTATAAGCTAATGAGTAAATATATTTGCACATTCGGATGGTTTCATGAGAGTATCAACGGCTATATCATATATGATTGTGTGATGATGGGCCGGAATTTAAATCACAATGTTATGTATGTGTTGCATGATCATGGATTCGAGACACGGTATATTGATAGTTGTTCTTGGTGGATGACTAATGAGAGGCTGATGTCCGAGGTAACATATGCGGAGGGGGATATTCATATAGTTGTTCATGAATGCATGGAGGATTATGTGGATAATGTGAGATTTGGAGAGGAGTTTTATAAAAACAAGGAAGTATGATAAGATACTTACTCGTAACGATGATGATAATGTTGACACCGCCAAAAGGGAGCGGTGGCTTGCCCCACGCTCCAAGGCCTGCCGTGGTAGAGGCACGGGTATGGGATAAGCTGGCGGCCGCCCTGTCTTTCGTGGAGTCAAAGGATGACGATCGAGCGTATAACGCCTCATCCGGGGCTTTAGGGAGGTGGCAAATGAAAAGGATATATGTTGATGAGGTTAATAGGATATTGCGCCTTAAAAGGGAGAAAAGGAGATATAGATACGAAGATCGAACGAATCCTGTCAAGGCTAGGGAAATGTTCGAGATATATCAATCTCACCACAATCCTAAAAAGGATATAGATCGGGCTATAAAGTTGCATAGGGGATTGCATTCTCCTATGTATGTTAAAGAGGTTAAACGTAAATTAAGGGAATAATATGAATCGTGAGGTATTAATAAGTATCATTAATAGAGGTAGAATAAGGTTTATCCCAGTAAGAAGATGTTTCTTATGCAATGAATATGTAGGATATAAATTCGTTAGTATGTGTGATGGAAGTATGATACCGGTATTTTCTAGTGGATGTAGGTGTTGTGGCATAAATAATGGGACGCTATCAGAAAGGACTTGGGATGAAGTGCTTGATCTTGTCAAAACGGTACAAAATAAGCCTATGAATGAGAGAACGGAGGAAGATGAATTTATATTAAATAGTTTAATATAAGGAGGTATTGTATATGAAATGGGTGATAATAAAAGGGGTTAGATATCCTATCTCCGTGGTGTCATCCTTCGCTGCGTATTACGGGGATAATCCCTTTTTGAAGATAAGGATAAGAAACAAATATCACATAATTTATTTTGATAATATGGATTATCTGAATATTCAGATAAGGTATTTGATTAACAACTATCCTGACTTCGTGCAGATAGGGAATTGGTATATATCCAAGAAGCAGGTGATGTCGTGGGGGCCCAAGGGGCAGGCCGTGGACGGATCGGGCTGGGTTATATCCTTCACCCTGTCCTTTGGTTTGGAGAACAGTACTCAAATTAAGTTCGACAAGGAAGAGGAGTATCAAAGAGCTTTAGATAGTTTAAATGAGAAGTTCAATGTAATATTATGAGTTGTATCATGAAAACCATGATACTTAGAGGAGTATTGAGACTGATAGCGATCAAGGCAAATGATGTTGTTTAATTAAAAAATAAATTGTTATGGAAATAAGAGAGCATTTATCGGTTTATCTAGAGAGTGGATATCTTTTTGACGATATGTCAGGAAAATTAAAGTGGTTTGAGATTGATAAAATCTTGATCAGTTTTACATATGGAGTAGTTAGATATGTAGGAACATGGGGAGGATGTAGGACTGAGAAGACATTAGATGGGAAATTATTTTATTCGTCCGAAGGATGTTTTAAAAAGGGTAAGAGCATCCCTAAGACAAAACTATCAATATATGATGTTTTTAAGTCATTATATGGATTCGCTCCAATAGGTGATGTGTGGAAATACAAAAACGGAAGAGCTGTCAAGGGTGAGTTGGAATATTTTGATGTTGAAATAGATAATAAAGGAAAAATTTATTGTAGGGAAACATATTACAGAACATGTGAAGATGTGTATAAATTCAATGACTTAACTGTAGTTGACAAGAATGGAGATATGAGATTAGTGAAATCTTCAAAAAGTAAATTAATGCTTACTAATGATCAATTAGATGTTGTGGAGAGAATGAAAGGCATCATTGATGACATGGTTAGGTTAAAGATGATTATGTATATTGATCAAGACTATAATCTTTGTTTTCTGCCGGGAGATAAAATAGAAGATTTGACAATGGATGAAACGGATGGATTTGTGGATACCACCGGTATAGTGACATCTATAAAATCTAAGGATGTAGTGGAGTTTTATGTAGAAAACCCATTCGTAAAGATAAAGGATGAATGATATCTGAATCTGGATTGTGGTGGTTCGTGAGAATAGCCACAATCATATCTCTAAACGTGAACATAAGGAGGTACGTATGTCATTCGATTGACGTTAGGGATCTAGTTATATTAAAAGAGGAGGGATTATGAAAAAGATTGTATTAAAACTGTATGAGTTTGATGAGTTACCAAAAGACTCACAAGAAAGGATCATAGAGCGTGAGCGTTGGAATGTAATGGAGCAATGTATGGATGCTTATGACATAGACTATAAAAAGTCAATGGAAGCCTTTGAAGATCTGACAGATACTAAGGTTTATGGTTGGGAAGTTGGATACGAGAGATATGATTTTAGTTATGAGTTTAAATACAAAGATCCTATTTATGAACATCCTACAGATTATCATCGTGATATATTCCCTGAGAATCTATGCGGCAAATTACTGTTCAGATATATCAACAACAATATTATACCATATATTATCAAGGGCAAGTATTTCTCCACGTCAGGTAAATATATTGATGGGAAATACAAATACAGGCACAAGTATAGTAGGGTGATGTTTGACTATGGAGATAATTGCCCATTGACAGGGATGTGTTATGATTATTATCTCCTGAAACCTATAATTGATTATTACAATGTATGGTGTACTTATCCGGAGGATTTTTCTTTAGAGGATCTGATGAGACAATGTTATGATAACTTCTTCAAGTCATGGCATGAGGAGTACGAGTATTGGGCTGATAATGAAGATGCGATACGTGAGGAGCTTCATCATAATCAGTATGAAGATCGACTTTATTATGAGAATGGTGATGTATATGTTGAACCATTAAATGAAATAGCATGAAAACACAAGAAGAATATGCCCATGAGATTGATGAGATCGTTCTCCGGGATGTAAAATATAATCAGAATGATTGGTTTAATATGGATAAGGAAATATTCATGCTTCCAGCAAATAAGAATAAATCGTTTATCCTTGGAACCAGAGAGACTGGATGTGATTTGCTGATATTGGGAGGTACTAATTGCTATGAGTATAATGTAGATAGCGTATTTGGAAGTTTAGGTAATGAAAAATTCTATTGTTGTAATCCAATTATTACCCAGGGAGTAAAAAAGAATAAGATACAAGAAGTGAACCCTTTGTACGCTTTTAAAGTTGCAACAGCGTATTTCAGGGAACAAGGTTTGATCCCTATATTTGAAGATTCATATTGTAAATTGATGAAGTTATGAATATAGAGATAAGGTGATTATATACCAATTTACACCAAAAGCGTAAAACAATATACATTTGTACGAAACTTCATACTGGGTATCACCAATACCCTCTACCGGTTGCTCAAAAGTGAGATCACCGGATTCTTTTACTTAACAAAACGTTTTTGATTTTACTTACCCAACGAATGTTTTAGGGTAAAACCTTATATCAAAGACCTCTTTTACCCAATCGTCTTGTCCGAAACAAGGGACTATGTGATTCGATTGGGTGAAACAAAGTTAGAAAAGAAGAATATGAAATTAAATAACATCTGTATGTTTTATAACATATCTGGTGTAAAATAGTATATAATCGCCAGAGATAATAAGATACAGGCTCCCGATTTATTGGGCTTGCCCGTTAATCAATGATGATTACACTGGATTAACGGATGAAGAATGTGAGGAAATCAAACACTTCTTGGAAGCAGCAGAAGGTTATCCGGTAGATGTAGATTGGGAAACACAAGGATTCTACCATTGTAATGACGTAGGAACACTCCCAGAAAAATGTGCGGATTTTATTTTTCACAAGTATAATGATTAAACTAAAATGATATGGAAACTGCAAACAAACTAATTTATAAGCAAACAAATTATTTTAAAGAAGACGGAGAGGAATATAGAATAATAGTCACTATATCTTTAGATGATGATTGTCATAACAATATGTGCGACTGGAGCATAACGGCCGATATTGAGCATAAGACCGAATATGGATATAGAGAGTATATGGGAGGCTGCTGTCACGATGAGATTATAAAACATTGTCCGGAATTAGCTAAATTCATACCGTTGCATTGTTGTAATCATTATGGTGCTCCTATGTATCCGGTGGAAAATGGTACGTATCACATAAAGAATAGCGATAAGTCTGTGGCTATTGAATATTTACGTATATCAGACAAGGAATATTCCAAATTATCTGAAGCAGTGGACGATAAGGTGTATTTCAAGTATCTGCTTTTCAATCTGGGGATTGTGGATAGATGGGAACGTGAATCATACGAGCTTCTTGTTGAACTTGAAGACCTGTGTGGAAAGAAATGGGTTAATCCATATAAGCTGGAAGAAGAAAAGTTTACCCTAATACTAACAGACAAGGAACGATCTTTTATTGAAGAGCGCATTGAAGCTGGGTATTATTCCATAGAAAATATAGAAAAACGCCGGGAAGAGACTCATAACGCAAAGATGATGAAAGAGCGTGCCAAGATTTGTGAACTATATGACAAACAAATTAGAAAGGCAGAAGTTGGGAAGAAGATAATACTCTGTGTGTTTGATCATGGATTATCTGTTGATAATGTAATATATTATAATCATACGAACACGTTAGTCTTTAACTGGTGTGATCATATAGAAAAAATCACTAAAGAAAAGTTTGATGATTTCGTAAATAACGTAGATCGTTCCCGACTTCCGGAAGGAATTAAATTTGAGTTAAAGTAATTTTTAGTCTACACATAATCACTATCAGAAAAATGAACAAGATTATAGAAGATTACAAAAAGATAGTTGCCGGCAACAAAGCCGGCAAAAACATCTGCTTTATGTCAAGAGGAGAATACGCTGATCCGGAAATAGCGTACAAAGGTATCCTCATGAATTACTGGGATGTGTATGATTGTATGGATGAGGTAGAAGAACCGACAGATGATGATTGGTTAAACGCAGTAAGTAATTTGTTTGACTCATATACATATGATGTTGAGAATACGGATGTTGATAAATTCAAGATGTCGGATGTAATGAACGTATATCGTATTATTAATCTGTAGTTGTATAACAAAAAAAATATTGATACGAACAACTCTATGGTCGCTCACTTATGGGCAAATGAAAAGAAAGAATCCGGGAAAGGTAGTAATCTTTTCTTTGAAGGTAGAAGTATTTATTCTTATGGTTATCATTTTGAGGTTGGAAGAATCGTAAGAAATAAGTGTGGTGAAAAGGCGTATTTGCTTAACGATGAGTATTATTCTTCTTCTACCTGTAAACATCAACGTTGTGTTCGTAGTGCAATACCAACTGGTTCAAAGGTATTTTCTGTTGGATATAATATGTCTGATGATGGCAGCATGGCTTTTATCACCAGTCAATTGGAGCTTATCAAAGAGGTTATCGAGAAATACAAGAAGGTTAGAACAAGCCTGTCTTATAGGGATGTTTGGGGAGTATTTAGAAGTCTAATGGATTATATTGAGTTCTTTAATATGGGTACTCCCAAGAGCCTTCTTAAAAAGAGTGCAAACACCTGGATCGGAACTAAACATGAGTTATCTTATGAATCGGATAAGATTAAAAGTGAATATGTCCATGAGTTAAAGCGTGTGTTTGAGGTATTGCTAAATCATCAAGCGTTAGAAACTTTAGGAACGACCAATGTGATAGTAGATGAGATTTGTGGTGAAGGAACGTGGGCTGAGTATGTGGCCAGATGTCAGAGATGGAAAGATAGTCAGGCGAAAAAAGAGGCTTTAATTTTTGAAAAAAGAAGAAAAGAAAAAGAAGATCGCAAGAAAAAATTTGAAGAACAGATCGAGATGTGGAAGTCTGGCAAGATTCTGGAATTATATCTACATTATTATTTGGAGGATGACCAGCCTAACGTATGGCTTCGCATCAAGAATGGCATAATTGAGACTAGCAAGAATATCAAGATAGGACGAGCTGAGGCTGAGAGACTTTGGAAATTGATAAAGTTCTTCCATAATGGCAGTAAATTCCAACACGATATGGTATTGGATACAACCGGTCACAAATGGAAGATCAATAGCTATAAGAATGATATATTGGTTGCTGGATGTCACAGGATCGCATATAGCGAGATGGAGGGTGTTGCGAGACAATTAGGATGGGATTAAACAGATATCAACTAACATTTGAGAGCTGTGGCGATCACTATCAGATTTACGGGAGAGACATCCAAGATGTCATGGGCGGCGTTACCGGTGGAGCCGGCGTGTATGGATAAGGCGGTCGGGGAAGCGGGGCGTCCGCTCATGCTTTGTGGTGCAAGGTTGTATATAATTACCTAAGAATATATCCCGGAATATGAAAATAAAGGCGACCAAGTACAGAAATGATTACAGGGTATGGTTGGACTATGCAGGAGATTACAGAAACGAAAATATAGAATAACATGAAATATCAAAATTTTATGTGCCCTTATGAGCTTGCATTAAAGTTGCATGAGTTGGGTGTAAATTCAGAGTCGGAATTTTATTTTGTGAAAGAGATGAAAGGAGGGGGATCCAAAACAGAATCAGTTACACAAAATACAATGAGATATTCATACAGAAAAGAAGGAGACCTCATACCGGCTTATATGAGTCATGAACTTGGAGAGATACTACCAAGTATGATAAATATCAGTAAATCAAAAATATGGGATGACTGGTTGCAATTGACACAATATTTCCCGAATAAGGATATCGAATACTACGAAGCTGCCTATGTTCGATACGATGCTTACAATCCACAAACAGAAGTGTATAGTGGATTTGGAAGTACAGAGGTGGAGTCGAGGGCGATGCTGCTTATTGATCTATTGGATAAAAAAGTATTGACATTAAGTGATCTAAACTTAAAAAGTTTAAATAGAATATGAAGACAGTAAGATTATCTGACTTCTCGCCTTATAATAGGAATAAGGGAAAGACGCAAGAGTTGCGTCACAAATTCAGGAATCAAATACTTGAATATTGGGGAGAAGATACCGGAATCCTAATAGGAACAACCATGGTATATGAAAGACATTTGTGGAACGAGGAAGTTAAAGTAATATGATTATGGATGATAATAAGATAATGGAAGCGGCTAAGTTAATAGCCAACTCATCAGCGGCCTTGATCGAGGCTATGGGGATGATGAGCGAAAATATCGAGAGAGCTAATAGGGGCGAGTCTTTGGCGTATACCGAGGAGGCCTTTAATAAAGTGGTTATGAATAATGGAATAGATTATAATAGTGTTATGAGTAGAAGTTGGATATGAGAAATGGAGGAGGACTATGGGTAAAGAAGTTAAGATAGATGTAGGATATAAAGATGTGCTAGAAAAATCATTATCAGCCATCCAATATCTAAGAATACATGGATTCTCGACGTACATGGAATCGGAGGGGATTGTAAATAGGATAATGATGTTCAAGGATAAGAATGAGATGAGAGATCAAAAGATCAGATCAATTTAATAGAACTAATTATGACAGTAGAGTATAAGTGTATTGATGTTTACAAGAAGCCGGAGAATCCAATGGAATGGTTGCCGTGTCCACGATGCGGCCTCCGGCCTCTGGTCTGGGAGTTCGATAACGGGAGATTCACGGCGTGCGGGTGCGGAACAGACTGTTATAGTCATTGGAGCGTGCGAGCGGAAAGTATTATGTCGGTCATAAAAAGATCTGATAACGGTAAGTCGGCTGAGGTGTATGATATTGATGAACTTAAAAATAACTGGAATCATTGGGTGAGGACAGGGGAGATACTGTTTACGCCAGGGAATGGGAAATGGTAATATGATTAATAATTTAAGATATGGATCATTATTTGGCTATAATTCAAACGATATTGGATAGATGTGAGAACGACAATACATCTCCTGATATCCATGACATGGAGATAATAAAAATAAATCTATGTAGAATAATTCAGACTCGTTACGGATTAACTCAGTTATGGTTCATTCCGTTGATAGAGAGAATACAGAATGCTTGTTGTAAACATCACAATGACGTTGACATGTCATGGGAAGATTTTGTTAAAAAATGAGTGAATAGGAGGGATAAATATGGATGAGAACGAAAGAAAGAAGGGTATGAACCAAGGAATATGGCTGGCGGTTCAGGAGCTAGTCTATGCCGGGCGCTGGACGCAGGCCGCAGAGGAACTGGTGTCTTTTTGTGGATTGACCGAGGATGAATGTAGGAAGCTGCAAGAAGAAAGCGAATCATTCAATGATGAGATGATTAAGTTTAGGTAATTATATACCAGTTTACACCATTGGCAGAAAATTGTAATCAGCTATCGCAATAATTAACTTGATCTCATAGGATGTTGCTAATACATTTTATGAGATCAAAATACATAAACCTTGTATTTAACTTTTCATTTTCGTTTTTACAAACATACTCGATCTCTTGCCTTTCTGTGGAAAATAGAAATTCAAATCCGTTATTAATATAATAATTAAGCGTTTTATCATTATTGTAAGCATCTACAATTATATATCTGCAACCTGTTTTATTAGAAGGGGATACAAACCAACTTTTTATAAAATTCATGAGTTCTGTACCAATCCCTTTATTTGAGTAATGGATATTAACTCCAAGTTTTCCAATAAGAACAGAAGGATATCTTCTCATATGTTTTTCATGTGGAATAGGATTTTTTACTTTTTTGCTCCTACTATTAGGTAATATATAGGTATCAATACTATCATTAGAAATAGTGAATGCACAAACGATAACACATGGACTATCATCTAATACGAAACAATAACTTTTACCTAACAATTCTTCTTCGTACTTAATAGATTTGTTAGTAAAAAAGTTATCTAAATCCACATTCCCACAAGAAAATGATGAGCAACTAGTTAGTATTGCTTTAGAGAGGGGCTTAAAAGTACAGTTATCGGATAAGAACCCCATAGTATTACATCATATTGGCTTTTTTTAGAATTTTCTTCATTTCTATTATATGTTCATCAAAAACAATGGCATTCTTCCTGTTTTTTAATGCCTCGTCCGCTTTTTTGTTAAATATTTTAGCATCTTCCCCCCTTAACGTAGGGATAGGTCTAGTATATGTAGCCATAACAATAGTCTTTTATTAGTAAACAAAAGTACGATAAAACAGATATATATCAAGTAGCAAATAAACAAATATTATCATAATGTAGACAAGTGTAGAGATATAATAGGCGAAAAGCCTATTTGAGTTATTATTTATTCATTTATATTAAAGCATATTAATATATTACAGAGATGTAATTTACCTATTTTTGCCCCACGTATTAGAATAAAGACGTAGAAGCGTTAAGATATTATCTCGTATTTGAAATCTGGACAATTTCAACCACTCGGGATAATAGACAAAGATGCCTCCTACGCCTATGTTGTTATATTTATACCTCTAGGGGCAAACTATATACAATCATAAGGCGTGGGGCTGTTGTTTGTTATCGAGTGGTGGGCAGTCCAGAGCCTCAAATACGGTAACATCCAATAGTCCCCACGCTTCTTTTATTTAGAAACCACCGAACGAAGGGGACAGGGAGGGCAAAAACAAACACACAATGAAAAAAGCATTCTTATTTATCAGTACAGCATTCTTGTTATCAAGTTGCGCAGCGGTAAAGTCTCCGGTAACAGGTTATGTCTATCAAGAGACTCAATCACCAGTCTCAGTAACCTCAAATCCTTTAGGATCTAAGAAAGGAGAGGCTACGGCAACAAGCGTCTTGGGCTGGTTCGCATTCGGGGATGCAAGCGTACAAAAAGCGGCTAAAGACGGCGGTATCACAAAGATCAGTCATATTGATCAGAAGTCAACAAGCGTCTTAGGGCTGTTCGCCAAGTATACGATAACGGTTTATGGGGATTAACATGAAACGTATCATATACTTATTAGCGGTATCATGTTTCCTGCTTATCTCTTGCCACGATGACGATCGTTTTAGTGTCGAAAATGTAGTTGGCAATAATACCTCTATCGTAGGAATGTGGCTTCGAGAAGCAGGCAAAGAACAAATGGTATATGCGTTCTTTGAAGACGGGACTGGGTATGAAAAAACAACTGATAGAAGAAACAATATTGTTAGTGTAGATGGATTCACATATGAATTTGATCCAAATACGATGAGTATAGTTTTTGATAAGGAGTTTGATAATGCAATATACTCAGAGTGGACCGTGGAAATGAAAGGAAAATCTTATATGATCCTAACACATCACGGGATCTGGGACGCTGGGCACGGCTTAACACATGAGGATACTTACTCATTTGAGCTATTCAGAATAATGGATGAGTAGACTAAACAGTAAAATTAAAAGATAAGCGGGATTAGATTTAGGCTAGTCCCGCTTTTGTTTTATTATATTTATTAACTTAAAAAAACATAGTTATGGCAAATTTGGAGCAAAACAGATTAGAGCGTATTATGACAACCATTAGAGAACAACTGGGATTAAAGCTACATCATACTAATGCCGTTGATGCTTTATATGATCTGAAAAAGATATATGAAGCTCAATTAAAATCTCATAACACACCAGAAAATGAGAATAGACTTCATGAATTAGAATTTATAATTCAAGATCTAAAACGTAAAGCATAGAGGCCATATGTAAATCTATGTCAGAATCATTATACATGCAAGGTATAGACAACAATCTTGATTTTAGAATCTTAACTATTAATGAAAGATTTGATTCTTTTATATTCGTAAAGTCTAGTTCTAGAAGATACCTTTTATCTATGGATGATATTGATTGCATATATTTAATCTTTTCCAATATGCTAATATGTAAATCGTCAATCTCCTCAATGGTTTTGGCATCTAATAAGTCTGTCAGCATTTTTTTTACATCATCAGAGATGATTTGAGATAAATTATTTTCATTCATTTCTTTCATATCATTAAATTTAAAGTCTATTTTCAAATATAGCAATCTTATTTCTAAACAATCCTAATTAAAACCAAAACAATTTTAATATGATTATATTGGATTGTGGTTTGATTGCTGGTTTAGAACGAATTTATTATCTTTATAGAGTAAAAATCAGAGTGTTATGTTTGAGATGAATCGTTTTAAATCTATCGATGAGTTAGTGAAGTTCTTCCCTACCGAGCAATCATGTATTGATTTTTTGGAGAGGCAGAGATGGGGCGATCATGTCGTGTCTCCGTACGATCCAGACTCAAAGGTTTATAAATGCAAAGGAAACCGATACAAGTGCAAGAATACGGGGAAGTATTTCAACGTCCGGACAAACACGATCTTCGAGAACACGAAAGTGTCGTTGAGGAAATGGATGTTGGCTTGCTATATCGTCATAAACGCTAAGAAGGGTGTCTCTTCCGTTCAGTTGGCTAAGTTCATTAACGTAACACAAAAGACGGCTTGGTTTATGTTGCAACGTATCCAAAATTGTTTCAATATAGATGCCAGTCAATGTCTAATCGGAGAGGTTGAGGTAGATGAGACTTATATAGGGGGATTGAATAAGAATAGGCATAGTAGTAAGAAGGTAAGAAACGCAAGAGGCAGGAGTTGTAAGGACAAGGTTCCGGTATTTGGTATGCTGCAACGAGAAGGCTTTGTTATAGCCAAGGTTGTTAATGATACTAAAGCCGGAACTTTGATTCCGATTATAAACGATGTTGTATGTCCGGGATCTACAATCTTCTCGGATGAATGGCAAGCTTATAGAAACTTAGATCCTAACCTATACGATCACGGTGTTGTCTATCATAAGAAAGGCGCTTACGTCATTGGGGATAGACATACTAATACGATCGAAGGATTCTGGGGACACCTAAAAAGAACATTGAAGGGTGTCCATCATTGGGTGTCTAGGAAACATCTGCAAAGATACGTGGACTCATCAGCTTTTAGGTATAATACCAAACATCTTTCCGAATGTGAAAGATTCGACGTACTTTTGCAGAATATCGGACACCGATTAAGATATTTACAGTTAAACTAATGCGATGGAAAAAATAGACAATAAGATTAAGTATGAAGGAGAATTAGACCTTAATGGTTTAAAGATTCCTTGTTATGTGTTAGAGGATGGGAGAAGAGTGTTATCTACTACGGGTATGCAAAACGTTTTAGGGCTTGACGATCCTAATGATAGATCGGGTACAAAATTAGTAAAAATACTATCTTCTAAAGCCATAAATGATTGTATTCCAAATGGTTATTTATCGGTAAAAGATAAGTCATTTCCTTGTTTTAAAGGAAATAGAAAAATAATGGCTTATGAAGCTACAATATTACCTGATATTTGCGAAATCATGCTTAATGCCAGAGATTGTGCATTAAGCAAAAAAACATCTTTAGGTGTCAATCAACAAACAGTCATAAATAGATGTGATATAATTGTTAGGGCACTCGCGAAAGTTGGTATCATAGCATTGGTAGATGAAGCCACAGGGTATCAAGAAGACAAGAATAGGGCGAAAGACGAACTACAAAAATTCCTGAATCAATTCCTTACAGAAGAGGCGAGTAAATGGGTGAAAATATTTAATGACAGTTTTTTTGAAATGATTTACAAGATGAGGGGATGGGATTGGGAGAATATACATAAGAGACCCGCTGTTGTTGGTCAGTGGATCAATGATATTGTTTATAGAAGACTTGGACCGGGAGTTCTTGAAGAACTTAAAACAAGGAATCCTAAAAACGATAAAGGACATAAGTCTAAGAAAGATCACCAGTTTTTATCAGAAGATCTTGGCAAGCCTAAACTAAAAGAACATTTAGCTGCAATAGAGGCCCTTGGAAGAGCTTCGGGTTACGATTGGGATAAATTTAAGGAAATGTTAGACAAGGCGTTTCCAATACAAGATAAGTTGTATGATAAGATAATGAGGGGAGAATGTGGAGATCCGAACATAGAAGAAGATATGAAAGGAATAGCTAAAGGTATATTTAGCTATAATCCGGAAACAGATCCTCGTGACCCTCTTTTTAAGAAAAACCCTTCTTGAGATGTTAAAAGAGAAGGAAAGGGAAAGAAAAATGAGAAAAACGATTGAATAATAAAAGGATACATGGTTATGTGTCCTTTTATTATTTTAGTGATAGTGTAAAGTAGTATATAATTACCATATTTTATAAAGTTATTCGGATTTGATAGAAATGAGTGTGAGATGCTATTGGACAAGAATGGTTCGGATGATAAAATGGAATCATTTATTATTCAGATGGTATTTAATAAAGACGATAAGATAATCTTGGATGATATAGGATATCATAAGATAGGATCTATATTTAAATACAATATCGATTCGAAAGAAGTAGAACTGGAGGTGGTTGAATCCAGTGACGCTAGTTGTGAAGGATGCGCATTTAATAATAGTAAGAATTATTACTGTAAGGATACCCATTGTATTGATGTAGATAGGAAAGATGATATAGACGTTATATATAAAAAGGTAAAAAGATCATGAGTTTAATAGATAAATTAGAGGATTTGGTGGTTAAGGTAGACACCGAATACCAAGAGAAGATGGAGGCGGTGATCCGGGAGATAGTCCCGGGGATGCCGGAAGGGAATGTACGTCATGCCGCCGAGCTGATGTGCACGGACAGGATGGGGAATATGATGGACATAGATGTTTATATATTAAGGGAAGAAGATAGGCCTTATGAATGCCATTATCTAAAGGATCTATTGGAAGATAGGGTAGCTAGAATAGATAAGATGCATGAGGATAAAAGTTACACATACAATATAGATGATAATTATTGGTGCGCTACATGTGGTTCCCATTCTCATAAAAAGGATTCTGAGACAGGGTATTGCTGGCATTGCGATACGGTTAATTGGGTTAAAGAAGATGGAGCAGATGTTAGGGTATAATTACCAAAGAATAAATATGAATGATAGGAGAAAGGATAGTATTAACTATTAATAATGTTTATTTAATTTAATTCAAAAACAAAATGTCTACTTTTGTAGACACATAAAAATTACACATATGAAAAAGAGTAAATTTGTAAAGGAGTTAGAGAGGATCATCGATATGGTTAAGACCAGGGATGATGGTTTCGAGTATGGTGGTAAAGTCATTTTCTATAAAGAAGATGATGATAACTATGAAATCTTGGTAAAGAACATCGAGATGAATCTTATGGTAGAGGCCAATACTATGGCTAGTATGGATGATAGGACTTTCGCCTGCCTTATGGGTGAGGTCTATAAACAAAAGTTTACAAAGGCTGTAACGATATCGGAGGATGAGGATGATGAAGACAATTGATAAGATGACCGATCAGGAGATATATGATCTTACTGATGAGCAGGTAGAGAAATTGATCGTAATAAGATGTGCGGAGGAAGGTGTCAGGTTTATGGATGAGCCTCCAGTCATGAAGACGTATGGCTATAAATCTATTTCTCCATCTCATTTCTTCTACTATTTGGAGGGCTTGAATATAGCCGTTCTTGATCAGAATGATGCTATTAAAATAGCTAAGTTATTAAGTGAATTTGATCTATACAGGACTAGATATGATTTCACCATATCCAATGAGGAGCTATGCAGTAGATTGGATATAATCAATATCAGGCATGTTCCGATGTTTGACACGAAAGATAAGGAAGCTTATAAGTCTGTCAAGGATAAGAACAACGAGATCGAGGAGGAGTATAAAGATCAGGTAAACGAATACAAAGAGAATGTAAAAAAGATGGGTGAAATCCGTGCCGAGATATGGTCAAAAGTAATTGATGTAAGGCGCAAGATTGATCACATGAATCATCTTAAAGTTCTTTTCGTAAAGGAATATCTTCCGTTGGTGGATCACGACACGGACAAGGCTATGATATTTTTCAAGAAGGCTTATGATGTGGATGATGATACGGAGAGATATATTCGTGAAGGAATAAAAGATTATCCTTTGTTTAATAATAATATAGATTAAAATGCACAATTGGTTTAAATGTACGGTTTCTTACGAGACCGATGCCGAGAACGGCATGAAGAAGAAGGTAAAGGAAGAGTATTTAGTAGATGCCCTTTCTTATACCGAATGTGAGGCTAGAATCATAGAGGAAATGAGACCATTCATCTCCGGTGAGTTTAGCGTTGATATCAAACGATTCAGGATAGCGGAATTGTTTGCCATGGATGGAGACCGGTTCTATAAGGTCACGGCTGATTATATTACGGTAGACGAGAAATCGGGTAATGAGAAACGCAAGGCGTTTAACTACATCGTTCGGGCCAATGACCTTGATCATGCCAAGAAGAACTTCGAGGAGGGCATGAAAGGGACTATATCAGACTTCGTGGTAACCTGTATTAAGGAGGAGAAGAAGTTGATGGATTTCTATGAGTTTGACGGTAAGATCAGGAACCCGGAGAAGCATGAGGATAGTAAGCAACAAGGCTAGCTACGAAACCATGTCATCCGTCGCCGAGAAGTTGATGGAGATAAGTAAGATGGAGGGTACAATTTATCGTATCCTCACATTATCTAATAAGACTTATCTGGCTTCCAAGTTAGGGTATAGTAGGTCCGGATTCTATAAAAAAATACAGAACAGGAATTTTAATATCCGAGAGCTGGCTCAGATATTCGATACGATCATCAACTTCAAAGATCAAGATTGGACTGAGGGTAAGATTAATAGGCTTAAAAGATATAGGGCTATGAGCCTTATGGAGTTCAATAAAAGTTATAAAAAGAAAAAGGCATGAGAGGTAGGATGTTGCCGTGTGAGAGATGCGGGAGGATGGTAGCCATAAGAAGCAAGGGGTTATGTCCAGCATGCAGAGCCAAGGAACTACCGCCAAAGGGGAGGACGGCGATACGGGCGAAGGTCAAGCCCCGGGGTAGAAGCCTAGCCGTGTTCTTTGGCACCCACGTAGCTAAGTTAAGTATGATAAGAAGATCTGCTACCGGCGCATATATACCATGTCCTGGGGTAAGCAACATATGCCACTTATACCCTAAACGGAAATATAAATCGGTCGCCGAGGATAATGATAACATTATCTACTTGACGGCTGATGAGCATACAAGATTCGATTATCTATTAGATACGATGGATTTCAGCCGGCTCTTGGACGAGTTTGGCAACGTATGGCTGTTGGCAGCCAGACGGATGAGGGATCTCGCACCTAAAGTCGAGGAGGATGGTAAATTAAAAACCAGATTATTATCATGGATAGAAGAAAACAAAGATTACTTTTAGACCTAGGATATAAGGCTATAAGTGACACAGTATATAGTTATGAGACGATCATGGAAGTCATAAGCGATCAAGAGCCGTTTGATGAGATGAAAGTTCGTTTATCCGAGAGACACAATGTGATTATTGCGGATGATGGGGAGGTGGAATGGTCGGCTTTAGGTAAGATAGCGGACGAGCATCGGCCATCATATTACTGGCGATCATCATTACCAGTATTAAGATCATATCATACAGATCCTAAATTTACCGCTTTCTTTGGCATATTAGACGTTTTATCAACGGTCCCAAAGAAAGATATGGTCGAGGAGGAAAAGCCTGTTGAAGAGCCTAAAAACGAGCCTAATGAGGAGATGGAGGTTGAGTATGATCTGGAGACAGAGCAACAGTATTATGCCGCTGAATGGATAAAGGATATCCCGACACCTGTGTTATATAGAATGACTGTAGCCGGCAAACGTGTATATTATGAGATGGATGTTGATGGGTATCCTATTATATACGATGGAGCTACTAACAATATCGCCAATGGGTATTGTGATACGTCCGGAGCCTTGGAGAAATGGAAGAATGAGATGAGGCTCAAGGGTAAGGATCCTGATGAGTACGCTAACTACAGGGCTGATCTGGGTACTATTATGCATTATCTATTTGGGTTGTATCTGACCGGGGTTAACATAAAGTTGATCCCGACATGGATAAGGAAGGCTGTCAAGGAGGCTAAGCTAAGGATAGACAAGTATAGGATGGAGCGGATATTAGTGGATAACATTGATGAACTGATAGAGGATCTAATATCATTCGCTATATTCTGCAAGGAAAGACATGTAAAACCTGTGTTGATTGAGAAGATGTTGAGGTCAAGGAGATTGAAAGTAGCTTCTTCGGTGGACGCAGTGGTGGAGATGGATAGCGAGCCGGAGATGGTGGAGATAGAGGTCAAGACAGGAGAGTTCTATAAGACGGGAGCCAAGAAAGGTCAACCTAAGACGGAGAAAAAGAAGATAAAAAGATGTAGGAGGATATTCGCTATATTGGACTTCAAATCAAACAGGAAAGGCAATTTCTATGACGAGTATGCTTTCCAACTTGAGTTATATAGAAGAATGATACTGGAGAACTATGGAGAGATATTGGAGATAGAGGAGATATATAACTTCGCTCCGGGTGATCCTACCGCAAAGACCAGCCAATATAAACTGAAGAGACAAACTGATAATCCTATACTTAACATGGCTACAGTCGTATATCTCCAAGGTAAGTATAAGTTCGAGAAAACTAATTATACGGTTACATCAAGAATCGGATCCTTAGATATAGAAGGCGAGTTTGATGTTAATAAGTTGGTAAGGAAAGAGCCGCTGAGGGACTATATATATAGAGTCATGAATGAGAGGAGAGGGTGATGGAATTTAGGGAGTTCAATAAGAGCGTTCATCGGTATGAGCTGGATCATAGCAAACCAAGGAGGAAGCTGACGTGCCCGCAATGCGGCAAGGATAAGTGTTTTACGCCGTACGTGGACGTAACCACCGGTCAGATCGTTGGAGAGCAGTTTGGGGTGTGTGATCATAAAAATAAATGTGGTTACTTTAAATATCCAACAGGGAGCGAACTTGGGAACAATGATCTTTTTACCGATTCAAACAAAGTATTAAGGAGGTACAGACCTCCTATGGATCCGGATATAGCCAACTGCATTCCGGTAAGCAAGATGTTTGAGACGCTTAATCCTTTCGAGACATCCGATCTTCAGGATTATCTATCCAATATCTTCGGATCGTATCATACCAATAGGGCATTTAGCTTGTATAAGGTGGGGATGATGAGATTCGGGGACTGGGGTAAGTGCTGTGTGTTCTGGCAACTGGATAAGAATTGGGTAGTGCGGACCGGAAAGATAATGGACTACGGACCTGACGGGAAGAGGGTAAAGGTTCCCATGGATCACGTATGTTGGGTGCATATACTGGACGGTCAGGATTACATGCTTAGGCAATGCCTGTTCGGGGAGTTTCTTATCAACTTCTATCCCAATGACGCTCCGGTGTATATAGTAGAGTCAGAGAAGACGGCTGTTATCTGTAACATCGTGTACCCTAGTAGGTTGTTTATGGCCTGTGGCGGTATCCATATGCTGAAAAGGGAGATGATAGAGACATTGGGTAGGAGGCGGATAGTCCTGTACCCGGATAAGGGCGACGCTTTCAACGAATGGAGAAAGAAGGTAGACAAGGATATGAGGGGGATGAATATAGAGATAAGTAATTTTCTAGAATCAAAACCCAATATAAATGAGGGAATGGATATAGCGGATTATTTTATTATTAAACAAATTTACAATGGCAAAGGTAGTTGACAATTACAAGAAATTCAAGGTGCTTGAAATAACAAGACAGGAGATGATGGATAAGCTCACCAGATATGGGTGCTTAGGTATTTGCGATATGTGTAACAGACCTACATCCGTGGGCTATTATGTAGCAGTAATCAATCAATGGATGTGCGAGGACTGTTATAATGATTTCATCAAATCAGTTGACAGGTATGAGGAGGATATGAGAATAGAGAACAGGAATTTTAATAGATTCTGTGATCTATTTAATGTCAAAATACAAGAAAAGGCATGAGAGAGCTATCTTTAGCCCAGAAAGCTATGTTAAACGGATCCGTATGCCCGTATTGCAAGGCCCCATCCACTATGATAAATACGGTGGAGGGAAAGCAATTTGGGTGCGAGAAGTGTGGGGCTTGGATGAGATCCGATTCTACGGGTAAACCTGTAGGTAGGTTAGCCAAGCCGGATCTCCTTAGGTCTATGGATATGGTAATGACCGAGATCAACGTATTCTTAATAAAAACAGGACAGGATAGACATGATCTTTACAAAGAACTATCTGGTGAGCTTATGATACCGGAGGAGCATATATCCCCTTACAAGATGTCTTTGCCATCATTACTTAAAGTCATGAGACATATCAAGGCATATAGTGATAATCGGATACAGATATATGATGGAGGGAGGGGAAATAACTGCCCTAGGCATAATACGATAGCGATAGGAGGTAGCGCATGCCACGGATGTCCGGAGCATCTATTCCATGTAGTGGATAAGGTAACTGACTTGGTGGTGTGTGACGCTGACATGAGTTACGGTGATTACAAAAAATAATTATTATATTGATAAAAATTGACAGAACATGAAAGTAATTTTTATTCACAAACAGACAGGGTTTTATGTAGGAGGATCAGTGTTTAACAAGACATGTGGTTTTTACAAATGCAGAGATAAGATGATAGAAAAAGGCATAAGCGAGGATAAGGCCAACATGCTTATTGATATAATAGGTCCGCACTTATGTGTGTGGGAAATAAAAGATGGAGATGATCCTTACGAGAGCATGAGAAGCAGACTCGGAGATAAAGCCTCATATTTAGATGGAGAGGATATTATCGTAGAGGATTATGATTATGACGAGGAGGACGAGGATGGGGAGGTCGACTGAATATTATAGGACACATCCGGAGGCCAGAAGAAAGAAAGCTGAGACGGATAAGAAGATCAACGCCCGCCCTGAGCAGAAAGCCAAGAGACGGGAGTTGGGTCGCAAGAACTACAAGACCGATAAGCTGAAAGGTAAAGCCTATCGGAAGGGAAAGGATTTATGCCATACGGCTAAAGGACTTAGATATAAATCAAGATCAGCTAACAGAGGATCTAAATCCGATACGGCTGGCGATAGAAACGCAAGAGGATGAGTGAGGATAGGATATGGAGGTCATCCAAGGAGATTATCATGGATGCCTATGAGAGGATAAGAAAGTATCAGTCGGGAGAGCTTCTCCCGGCTCGTACTGGATACGCTTATCTTGACAAGGCGTTGCTGGGCGGGTTCTACCCACAACATGCGGTGGCTATCGGCGCTAGGCCCGGAGTGGGCAAGTCTTATTTGGCTCAGAAGATTATGAGCAATGTAATGAATGTTAATATCAATCCCCAAGCTGATGATTATGTATGGCTCAGATGTGAATTTGAAATGAATCCAGAGGATTTAATGTTACGTTCACTATCAAAAAAAATGGGAAAGGATATACAAGATATTCTCCTTAACGAGATGTCTGATGAAGAGATAAAGGAAATGCAGAAATGTCTTAAGGACGAAAACTCCAGCAGAATAACATACATCCCTAAACCATCGACAGTAGACGAGCTTCAGAACTTCTTATGGAATAGTTATATGCCAGCGAACAAGGATAAGAAAATGGTGTTTGTATCCATAGATCATACAGCTCTTATACAAGGTACGGGTGACGCTAAGAGGAATATAGATAGTCTGATAACCATGTGTAATATAGCTAAAAGAACTTTTCCCAATATATTCTTTCTTATAATATCACAACTTAACCGTGATATTGAGGGAAGACGGGATCCTAAGGATCATATGCCAAAACAATCTGATTTCTATCAATCAGATACATTGGGGCAATTGTGTACAGCTATGGTAGCGTTGAATATTCCAAAGAGATACGGCTATTCATCATACATGCAATTCCCGCAAGGCTGGTATCCTAATCTGGAACGTTTTAAGAGTGAATCAAGGCGTTCTTTCCGTGTAGATGGACTTATATTCCATCATATAGTAAAAGTCCGTCAGAGATCGTTAGAAGAGATTGAGGCTATACATGTGGATATCATGAAAGGATATGAGCGATATTATCCTGACGGAGGTGTGGTATGCCAAGAAAGACCAGGAGGCTCGGATGCCCCTGTAGGTAGCGGCAGGCCGGATACGGCAGTCGTTACATTACCGCCGCCCCCAGGGATACCTTTGGAGCATCAATATATACCTCCCAGTGATGATTTCAATGTAGTACATGACGAAACACCTTATTAATCATGAGATTAAGGAAAAACTATTTGCTTGTCATTATAAAGGGAATGGAGATGCTATTAAAAGCCAATTTCTCTGCCGAAAACAAGATGGGTATACGAGAGATCATATCCTCGTTGAAGGAAATGGCCGAATACAGCATCAGGTACGTCATAAACCGGGAACGGGAGAAGGAGATCATGGGTATCTGCGAAGAGGTGTCTAAGAAGGTTCTAGAATATAAGAGAATGAACGACAACTCTATGGTTTTGGAACTGGAGAACCTAAAGAGGGAGGTTGTGGCGGTAGAGGATCTTCTTAGCTCTTACAAGGGGGTTCTTGACGCTGAGTTGGTAATAGCTGAGGATGATATCAGGATCATACGGGACAAGATCGCCATAAGCCTGAGAGAGGATGGGTCGTGCAAGAGCATGACTGACGCAGATAAAAGAGCTAGGGTGGATGTAAGGTACGAGCGGGCGTTGGAGGATTATCGAGTCCTTCTAAGATGCGCCAATACGGTTAGAGCCAAGATGTCGGTTATAGGGCATCTTAATCAATCAATAAATCAATCTATATCAGTTGGTAGGGTTGGTATGGCTAATGAATCTTATACGGTAAAGCAATATGAAAAAGGGAAAGAGATTATCGAAAGCAGACGCCCTTAGGGTGTTGAGAAGGGCTTACGATCTAATAAAGAATGATAATTATACGTTTATGTGTAAAGTAATAGAAAAGGCAGCGGTTGAATTATCACTTGCCGAAAGATCATGTGTAGCGTGTTATCTTATACCAGAACTGAAGATGTTCAAACCTGTAAACAGAAAAAATGGAGATTTTTGGTTTCATCCATCAAAGAAAAACATAAGGTTACATATAATAGATACGCTAATAGATATATATAACGGAAATGATCATCCCGATATAGTCGAGAGGGTAGCCAGAAAGATTAGGTCAATATTTTAACTTATTTACATATGTATATAAATTTTGAACAGATGATGACATCAGGATTAACGATGTCTGATGTCGGGTATCTTTTGATGATCCGGCAAAAAGAAGAGATGGCTAACACCATTCCAAAGGAGAAAATAGATAGCTATAAAGCATCTGGTTATATTGAGCTTCAGAAGAATGGGAAGTGGAAGATAACGCCAAGGGGAGGATCGCTGCTGATGCTGATAGAGACGCCCGGCCTGACACCGGAGGTCGAGGGGATCCGGGACCGTATCGTTGGGGTATATAACGATATGGGTAAGGATACAGGAGCTGTCAAGGAGGTAGAGAAACGGCTCGTATGGTTCGTGGCTAACACCAACTTCAAAGAAGAACCTATAGTAAGGGCCGTAATATCCCACATAGATCTTAAACGTGAGTATACGATGAGATTGGATAACTTGATATGGAAACCATCAAATGTATATAGTGTGCATATGAGTTTATCAGAATCAACGTTATTCGATACGATCATAAAAATGTATGGCATGACGTCTGACTTGTATCTTAGGGAGAACAAGAACAAGGAACTGGCATGGTTGTTCGCCATAAGCCGGCTCCCGGATCCTCCCAAGAAAATGGATAAGGAATACGCTATCACAGGCGATGTTAAGATGGATATCGAAAGGATATCGGATATAAAAAAAGAATTAGGCAGAAGATTAAAAATGTCAATTTAAGTTATGAAAAAAAATGAATTATCAAGAATAATAAAAGAAGCGATATTTGAAAAGATGGGTGAATTTAATGGTCTTAATCACGCCGCTCAGATAATGAACGAGGATTATCTGGATACAGACATGGCTATGGATTCCCTTGATTTTGTAGAAGTTGTAATGGAAGTGGAGAAGAAAACAGGTAAATGTATACCTGATGAAGTGCTTAATGTCAAACCTTATCACAAGTTGACGGTAGGAGAGCTTATAAATATGTTGTATAATTATTTAAAGGATTATGAAAAGAGATGAAATATTGGAGATAGCGAGAAAAGAGATATTTGAAAAAATGCATGAGTTCAATTACATTAATGGTATAGAGGTAATTGATGATGTAAGAGAAGACAGTGATTTTTCATCTGATTTAGCTATGGATCCATTTGATTTATTAGAGGTATTGATGGGGATTGAAGAGAAGATGGATATAAGGATTCCGGATGATGTCTTTGGCGATAAACCTATTGATGAGCTAACTGTGGGGATATTTGTGGATATGTTGTATGATTGGGTTAAGAGTAAGTAATGGATTTCGGATATGATGATTGGGAAGAGGGGTTAGAGACCCCTCTTGTTGATGATTGCGATGATGATTATAAAGAGGAGGAAGAATATGATTTCAGTTAAGGAACTAAGGATAGGGAATCTTGTAAAAGACAAGGCTGGCAATATATGGAGGGTAGGGTGCGTTACTGGTATGCGTAATGAAAGTAAGTCATTGATTCTTGAACGTGAGGTTGATGACGGGATAATGAAATGGCATTCCGGGGAAGATGATGTCATGCCTATTGAGATAGATGATAACCTGCTTAATACCATCGGGTTTAAGCGTGATAAAGGACGGGATGTATATCGAGGCTACGGAATATCTATAGAGATTTTTGATGATGGGTATTATCTTGGGCTTAGGGATATGGAAGACGATCTAAGCGATCCTATACATATCAAGGATCTCCACCATCTGCAAAACCTGTCAATGGATTTATATGGACATGATATAGATAAAGACTTATGATTATACCGGAGAATAATTTGTTATGCAAGGTCATAAACGGAGAGAAGGTTCTTGCCGCATCCTACTCACAGATAGACACGTTCGTCCAATGTCCATACAAGTGGTATAAAACTTACGTGGAAGGGAATAGATCCACGGAGAAGCATGAGGCCACGTCATATGGTACGGTTATCCATCAGACGATGGAGTATTTTTTCAAGAACGGATGCAGGCCTTCTTATGAGGATATGAGCAAGGCATTCAACTACTACGCCGATATAGAGCAGATTCCTTTCGATAGCGTAAAATCCCAAATCGAGTCCATGCAACATGCGGCTAGGCTAATAAGATGGATTGTGGGGTTGTTTGAGAAGGATGCTGCTGGCAATTATAAGAAGGCATGGTCCGATCTTACGCCAATGGAGAAGGTGGTCCGGGGGTCGAGACCGGCCGGCGTGGAGGAGGGCTTCGTCCTGCCCTATAAGTTGCCCAAGCCCCTTACTTTGGATGGTGTTACGTACGATAAGGTACATATCATAGGATCGGTGGACTGGCGTGGAGAGTATAAGACAAAGGATAGGATAGCTATGTATACGATAGACTGGAAGTCCGGGAGGAAATTATTCGATAAGGATAAGTTGCTTCACAACCTCCAGCACCCGATATACGCCTTTTACATACTAAGGAAATACAAGGTACTTCCGGATATGTGTAGCTATTTCTTTACCCGTATGCTGGACAATCAAAATGTGAAGGTAGATAAGGAGAAAGTGGAGAGATCGGTCAAGGAACTTAATGATATCCTTCTTGATATGTATGATTTCGAGACAAAGAAGATTGATAGCTACCAAGCTCACGTTTGGGACGATGCCAAACAAGGGTATAAGTACGAGAAGCGCTACCTCATGGGACGCCAGCCGGCCTGCCTTGAACCCCGCCCCAAGCCCTTGTGTTTTTGGTGCGATTTCTCGATCCACAAACAAGGAACATGCAGGTACTCATCGGATTGGGACGAGTCAAAAAGAAAGAATAAAAAAGATTGACTTTATTAAAAAGCCTAGGTAAATATTTAGGCTTTAATTATATTTGTGCCAATAAATAAACGATTATGGATAAAAACGAAAGAGAAAAACAGGTATTGGATCTTCTGATGTCTAGAAAGGATATCAGGAAATTGGTAGAGAAATCAAATGAATGTTATTCTAAAATGGATTTCGTTGGTGCCATGAAATGCCGGCAGGAGATAAAGGATATCGTAGACCGGGAATCGAAGATCATGTTGACAAAAAGCGAGTCTTTGGTGAGTTTGATGAACAACGCTGATAATGAATATAAATTCAATATGTTGGTATGGCTACATTCCATGATGTGTATGGCAGATGTGTTTAACGGGATATTGGAGGATTTCAAGGATGGGGTAAGGAAAGCCAATGGCAACTCTAAGTTCGTTAAATTCGATAATCTGGATCGGTTGATGACAGAATGCAAGAAGGAGATTGATTACCTAATGAAAGGTACAAGTAAATCGTTTCAGATATCTTTCGCCGTAAGAAGCGATGAGTTAAGGGAGATGATAGAGAATATGGTTGGAGACAATATCCGAGAAGGGTATGACATATTCAAGGAAGAGGCTAAGATGACCAAAGAGACAGACAGGAGCAAGATAGAGGAATTTAATAAAAGGCTGGGCCATGAGTAAATTTGATGTAAAGATAGGTGATATAGTTCATACCCAGATAGGGATAGGAGAGGTGATAGCCATAAGCAAGACCAAAGAGACTTTGATGGTAAAAATGGACGATGGGCGGGAATGTGCGATAAGACTAGAGTACGTGAAAGACGTTTTTGATAACTACAGAGATGACATATAAATTAAGGCCATATCAAGAGGAGTGTGTTAAAAGTATCTCCGATTACATAAACTCTGATAGACATGATCCGGTATTGATCATAGGTCCTGTAGGTTGCGGTAAGTCACTTCTGATAGCAGAAGCGGCTAGATTGATGGGAGATAAGACGCTGATTTTACAACCATCAAAAGAATTGCTGCAACAGAACCACGACAAGATAACGTCGTATGGCATACCGGCTACCATCTACTCCGCTTCCTGTGGCAAGAAAGAGCTATCTAACATGATATATGCCACGTTAGGATCTATCAAGAAAGTTGTTGGTCAGCTTAAGGAGATGGGAATCAGAAACGTATTGATAGATGAGGCTCATGCCGGATACAGTCCTGAGGATGGCAGTGAGTTCATGACATTCATGAATGAGCTGAAGCCGAGAAAGGTGATAGGGTTTACAGCCACGCCATGTAGACTTAAAAACATGTCGATAGGACAGACATCATATTCCCAACTTAATTTCATCACTCGTATGAGACCGGTGTATTTCAAGAATCTGATTCACGTGATACAGGTAGAGGAGATGATAAGGCAAGGATTTTGGACGCCTCTTAAGTATGAGACATGGGATTTCAATGGAGATGCCCTTAAACTCAATTCTAACGGCTCCGAATATACGGCTGAGTCTATTAGTGAGGCGGTGAGAAAAAATGGCTTAAACAACCTTATTTTGCGTCGATTGATGGTATTAAAAGACGTATGTAGATCTATACTGGTGTTTATGGATTCTGTTGAGAGCTGTAATACTGCCGCCGAATGGATAAACGCCAAGATATGTGCCGGCATGGCGGAGGTGGTTCACGGAGGCACGCCAAAGAAACAGCGGGAGGCTATAGTCGAGGGGTTCAAGTCGGGTAAGACGAAGGTAGTGTTCAACTATTCCGCCCTCGGTACGGGATTCGATCATCCGGGTCTGGACTGCGTGATAGTAGGGAGACCGACGTTCTCGTTCTCATCGTATTATCAGTGGCTTGGAAGGGCAGTCCGTATAAAAGACGGAAAGGATAGTGCTTTGGTCGTTGATTGTTGTAACAACTCGTCAAGGTTCGGTGATATAAGGAAACTTAGTATAGAGAACTACAAGGGGTATGGATGGGGAATGTTTATCGGCGATAAGCTAATAACTAATATCCCGATGGGGGATAAGGTAACGAAAACAGATCTGGATATCAAAGCCGCCAAGAAAGATCGTAGGAGGGGGCTGGCGCAGGGCGTAACCGCCGCCCCTGTTCCCGGGAGACCGGATCATCCCCTTGGCTCTACGTTAATGGCATTCGGCAAGTATTGTGGATGGATGTTGCATTCAATTCCGGTATCGTACTTCAAATTCATAAACGAGACATTTGATTGGGATAACGGTCGAAACAAGGAGATAAAAGAGTACATAGATTTTTTAATTAAAAACAATAGATTATAAATATGGGTATAGATGGGATAAAAAATATTGGTGTTCTAATTACGATAAATGGCGTAGATATATTAAAAAAAATTAAATCAAATCATTGCATGATGATGGTATTAGCGTCAGCCCAAATAGATAATATCTTATCTAAGAAGGAAGATGGTGATCATGATAATGACGATGATAAAAATATTATCATGGGTCGTATCAGTGTGATAGAATATGAATTGAAACAAATAAAAAAATTATTATGATTGGGTGTATATATCATGAGGCTGATCTTGACGGAGTAATGTCAGCGGCTATAGTAAAAAAGTATTTCAAAGGGGACATTGATCTTCTTCCTTACAATTACGGCAAGGAAATACCTGACGTGAATAAATATGATAAGGTATTTGTAGTTGACGTGTCATTTGGGAGCAGAACGAGATTCCTTTTCGATGAGTGGAAAGAGAAAGGCATAGATGTCGTATGGATAGACCATCATAAGACAGCCATAGACGATATGAGGGATTACGAGGTAAAGGGCAAGAGGCGTATAGGGGCGGCGGCCTGTGAGCTTACGTGGGAATATCTTTTCGATGACATCAAAACTCCTAATGTGGTAGAATTATTGAGTGCTTATGATGTATGGGATCACGACCGATTCGAGTGGAGTGATGTCATGGCGTTCCAATACGGGATGAGAGGATATTGTGGTCTTGACGTGGATATGGCGGCAAAGGTCATGGACGGCGATCATGACTTCATATATGACATGATAAGGAACGGGGAGGCGATACTGGAGTATATCGTTGAGAAAAACAGGGGCGAGATGAATATGTTCTCATTCGAGGCAGATATATTTGGATACAAGGCAATATGTATGAATACCACGGAGTTTAACTCTACTACATTTGAATCTATGTATAACCCTAAGAAACATGATCTGATGATGCCATTTTGCTGGAACGGAAGATTCTTTAGATGTTCATTCTATACCACTAAAGAGGAGGTGAATGTCTCGGCGCTGGCACGCAAGGCCTATCCCGGGGGAGGAGGGCATAAGGCGGCGGCAGGCTTCCAGCTTAGTGTGGAGGATATGATGGAGTTTCTAAAAACAAAGAAAATGTGATATGATATGGGTCTTGCTTAGTATGGCAGTGATTATATTATCCATAGCTGTAATGGTGAAAGGCTGGGATGATTTACATGGAGGTATGTTCCACGGAGGATTAATTATGATAGCTATAGGAATAATATCAATATCTGCATCAATATTTTATATGAATGAAGGGAATATTAAAAATATGGAGAATATGAAAAATGTGTATAAATTCAAGAGACTTAACGAAATGAAGCTAGACGATTACGGCTTCGGTTTGTTCGAGTACAATGGTGCTCTTTATTTCAAGGAGGCAGATGGAGGGAAATGCTTTGATGTAAGGAGCGGGAATGAGGTTATTATCGGGAAAGATAAGATTATAATGACCTTGGAGGATTGATCATGAGAAAGCTTAATGACACCAACAGGACAAGGAAAAGGAGCGTACGGCACTCGTGGGTAAAGGCAGGCCCGGGGGTCCAACGCTGCGCTATTTGTGGAATTACGAAGCAAAGCGAGTGGAGAGACGGAAAGACCTCGATTTGTGTACATCTATCATCTGGTGAGCTTTACTCTATGACAGGCGAGACACCGGAATGTAGGGATCTTAGTGAATTTTATATATAATTACATATGAAAGAGGAATTTGGTAAATACGAAAAAGTTGTTTATGACGGTGAGGTATTTGAGGTACTTGAAACCGCCGATCGTACAGGAATGATGAAATTAGGCCCATTATTTAAAGCATCATATGAATATGCTTGGGCTGACGAGGAAATGGTTGTATCATTAAACAGAGCTATTAAATTAAGGATTATTGATGAGGAAACGGTCGATAAGCTTACGGATTATAGCTCTATCGGCGAGGGTCTATGTAATACCAATGAGGGGAAAGCGACAGACGCACCGTTCGTCGGGAAGGACGGCAGCGGGAAGAACGACCGGGCCGACGGCAAACTCCGGTGGGACCTCCTTCCTTTGGCTGAGATAGAAGACATCGTGAGGGTATATACAGAAGGTGCCAAGAAGTATGCTGATAACTCATGGCAAGATATACCTGATGGGTTCAATCGTTATCTAGGTGCACTCATGAGACACTTGGTCGCTTATACGAAAGGGGAGAGATATGATAAGGAGGGATTCATGCATCTATCCGCCGTATGCTGGAACGCTATAGCATTATTATATTACGATAAACATAACAAAGGGCTTATAGAATGGAAGAGTCAGGAGAAAGAGTAGTAGATGAGAGATTAAGAGCTATCGACAAAAGAACAGGTAAATACGTTAGGTGATTATATATAATTTTACACTAAAAAAATAACATATAAATAGGAATTTATAAATATTCTATTTATATTTGCGCTATGTATTTAGTGGAACAACATATAATTACTATTAACGATAAGAGATATAAGGATTTAGATCGAATATGTTTCTTATCCAAGAATCTGTATAATGCGGCTTTGTATATAATAAAGCAGGAGTTTCTTAGTACAGGTAAATGGATAAGAGCTGTAGATCTTAACAAGAAGATGGTAGCAGAGAATAACATAGATTATAGAGCAATGAGTGGATCATCCTCCCAGCAAGTTCTCATGGCTTTAGACAAGAACCTAAAATCTTATTTCTCTGCTATCAAGGCATGGAAACGTGATAATAAGAAATTCACTGGATGCCCTAAATTTCCAAAATATAAGCATAAAACAAAAGGCAGGAACATGTTCTCTTATTCTTACGCACAGTTTAAACATAGAGGAGGTTTTATCTATTTCCCTAAGAAGGAAGGATTATCTCCTTTAAGAACTAATTGCAAGGAGGGGACTGTAAAACAGATTAGATTTGTTCCTAAATCCAATTGTTATGTCATAGAAGTTGTATATGAGTCAATTGTGAAAAAGCAACTTGATGATAACAACAGAATCATGTCTATTGATCTAGGTGTAAATAACCTCGCTTCTATCGTAACTAACGTAAGCAATAAACCTATTTTGATAGATGGGAGGAGACTTAAATCCATCAATCAGTATTACAATAAGAAAAGGTCAGATATTCAACAACAATTAAAGAAAGTAAATGGGAAAGAAAATTCGAGACGGTTGATGTCCTTAACAAGAAGGAGAAACAATAAGGTGAAAGATTATCTTCATAAGGCAAGTAAGGAGATAATAAATACTTGCTTGAAGGAAGATATAACAACATTGATAGTAGGTCATAACGATGGATGGAAACAAAATGTTAACCTTGGTAAAAGGAATAATCAGAATTTTGTTTCAATTCCATTTGAGATGTTTATATCAATGTTAAGGTATAAATCGGAAAGACAAGGACTAAGATTTGTTGAAGTAAACGAATCTCACACGTCAAAATGCAGTTCTTTCGATTTAGAATCAGTATGTCATCATGATACTTATGTTGGAAGAAGGGTAAGAAGAGGTCTTTTTATGACAAGAGATGGTATTCTTATCAACGCTGACATCAACGGAAGTTATAACATCATGAGAAAAGTAAAGGGGGATGCAGCAATGCCACTCCATACAGGGTTTGGGTATAACCCAGTTAAGAAATTTATTAACTAATTATACGAGTGCAAACTTGTATATAATTACCAAACATCTTTATTCTTATGCTTGGATTTGAATTTAGGAAATCCCGTATGCTCTCTAAAGAATTTAGTGAACGCCTGATCCATGCAGCGAATTGATTGCTGCAAGCACTCATTCGATACTTCATTTAACCAATTATGATCAATATCTTTTTTCAGTAACGTAAGTTGCTTGCATAAATCAACGGCTGACAACGATCGTTTTTTACTTTGGTAAGTTCTAATTTTCAGATCAAGAGCCCAATTATAGACATACCTACAACATCCAAATGTTTTTTCCATTTGGATAATTTGTTCCTTTGTAGGACTTAGTCTATATTTGAATGCTTTAATCATGATGCAAATATACAAAACATAAAGTAAAATATATGCTATTTTACTTTATGTTTTACGACATGGTTTTGTGTAAAGTTGTATATAATTACCCTTAATTATTTCTATGATTTTCTATGAAATTTACAACTATGGAGTGCGATGTTGAATACAAGACATCCCCTCCAGATGAGTACGAATACGTATATCCGTGAGAATTAGAAGGGATATATTTATATTTAAGCATGATTAATATTATTTTAATATTATTCATGCTTTTATTTTTGTTTAAATCATATCTTTGTATCAACATTAAAAACCAGATTATTATGGATGAAAACAAACAAAAAGTCAATGAACTTACGATGAGGACATTGGGTTCTCATTATGGCGGATATACCTATGTAAAGGTAAAAAATCGTGAAACTTATGTAACGATAGATTGGAAGTTGTTGAGGGCTATAGAAAAAGGGGAGGTGGAGATAGACAACGAAAAATATCATCTATCCGGAATAGAGTACGTAGCTAAAAGATATCAGGATATGTTTTATGAAGGTCGTGATATTTATTATTTCAAGGGTATAGGAGGGCATGGGATGACCGATCTTCTTAGAAACGCTATAGATGATTTACTGGATACCATAAGCAGCAGGGAGACTTATCGTAGCGCAGAGCACAGGGTGTACGCCCAAATGAATAAACTTACGGAAGCGGGAGCCATGATCAGCTTAGCTATTGAATTACTAACATCTAACATCCGTCATAGTTATGGAGAAATTAATTTTGAACGACATCCAAGACCTGTGGAGGTGGAGGGAGAAGATAAACATTGATGACCTCAAAGAGGATCCTATGGCTGAGGATATGCCACTCTATTTCCCATGCGCTGTTATTTGGCATGTTGATTATGGGGAGCATGATGCTGATAATTATATATGTTATGGATTTGTTTATGTAGCAGAAATATTAGGGATATGAGTGTTAAGAGACAGATATTTATTAATAACAAAGACATTGATGGGAAGATAGATAGTAATACGATATTTGATTTCGATTTCAATGTTGACAAGAATATTCTTGAAAAAATAAAAGCAAAGAAGGAGAGCAATAAACTAAATACAAAAGATTGGGCGCTGTTCTCGCTTATGGTTTTGTTTATTTTTGCGATGGGAGTTGTAAGTGGATGGTTGGCGTTTAATTGTTTAGGCATTGGAGAAGATTAAGGAACATTTTAAAAATCAATAGATATGAAATTACTATTTTTCGATTTAGAGACAACCGGGGTTAAGTTCTGGAGAAACGGGATACACCAAATAGGAGGGATCGTGGATATCGACGGGCAGGAGGTCGAGAGGTTCGACATCCGCCTAGCCCCGAACCCTGCCGCCACGATAGAGCAAGAGGCGCTGGACGTGGCCGGCGTTACCTTGGAGCAAGTGCAGTCGTATCAGCCCATGGAAGAAGGGTACAGACAGTTAGTTGGTATATTATCCAAGTACGTGAATAAGTTCGACAAGAGGGATAAAATGTATTTGGTGGGATATAACAACGCCGGGTTCGATAACCAGTTTCTACGGGCTTTATTCCAGCAATGTGGGGATAAGTATTTCGGATCATGGTTCTATCCTAACTGTATGGATGTATATGTTATGGTGACACCATTCCTGATGGGTGCAAGAAACGATATGGAGAACTTTAAGTTGATGACCGTGGCTAAGACCATGGGTATTGAGATTGATGAGAATAAACTCCATGACGCTACTTATGATATTGAGCTGACTAGGGATATATTTTATAAGATAATCAACAAAATGGATGTTAAGTTATGAGGGGAATTTTAGAGGCTATGCATGATTACCCGGATGAGGCGCTTGGGTTGTGTTTCTTTCTGATAGTGATTGTCTGGTTATTGTCAGGTGTATTTGAGAAAAAAGATGAATGATAAACTTGATGAGATACTGGATCTCCTAAGATCTCAAAATGAGATGATTAAGGATATTCACGATTATGTGAAAGAAGTTACCAGCGAGAAATATATAGGGGAGTCTAGGATGACCAGCTTCTCTATTAACTTGGCCGCTGATATACTTACCGAAGCCATTAGCCCTAAGATAAAGGAGATGATGGTGAATTTATTAAGGGAACAGGGATGGAAAACTGAATAGGATATGGGAACATATGAGAAGAAGGTAAATCAGTTAAAAGATTTGATGATAAGGAAATACAAATCAGCTTACGACAAGTCAAAGGGAATAGATATAGATATAAGCTCGATAATGTATCTCCCAGTACCAAATGAATTTAATGATATGGATATTGAGAATATGTATGTTATTCTCGATAAGATTAAAGATATTATAGATAACAACAGGGATAAGCTTAAGAACCCGACTTGCGGCACTTGCGTACATCTGCATGATAATGAATGGGCGAAAGGATATGGCAAGGTATGTTGTTCTATTTGGCAGGTGTGTGACCATTATATAAACCCTAACAGGAAACATAATAGGAAACAAACAACATACGTAAGGCGTCCAAGCAACAAAGCTTGTCCTAATTATGAGTATGGTGATGATAATTTTGAAAACAGAAGAAGATGTACAAAAGAAAAGAATACCCAATAAAGAGCTATGTGCCGATGCGCACCAACAAGGATAGGGCGTGTATCTGCTGTGGCGATACGATCCCAGCCGGCAGCAGCAGGATGATACCTAGACACGCCAAGGCAAATCACGGTCTATGTTTCCCGTGCTTCAGGAAATGGAAAGATACCGGAGGAGATCTTAAGCTTATGGACAACCCCGGAGATGCGAAGAAAGAATATGTCATACATATGTCTAATATCCTGAAAGGGAATTGTGATATAATAAAAGGCCGAAAGCTTTACGTGGCTTTTAAAAAGGCGATAAACGGCGGGAAGAAGATCGTTGTCAAATTTGACACTGATCAACCGATATCTATGTCAACAAGAGTCATGAATCCTTCATTCGGGGAGATTATGGATGAGTACGGCAAGGACATATTCCAAGGTAATCTCAAACTGGTAGATGTTCCAAAAGGAGTTAAAGATTTGATAGTTAACTATATAGAAAAATATCGTAAATTATGAACATAAAGACATTTATATACATGATCTTAACATTCAGAAGAATAGATCCTATACCTAAAAGCCTAGGATTTATGGTAAGTATGGCATTATGGATGTCCATAGTATGTACAATATTTAACTTTACTGTATTGATAATAAAATTAATAAAATAGGGTAATTATATACCAAGAAAAAATTAATATCAGATAATCATGGATAATAAACAACTTTACAAAATAACCTTAACAAGGGAGCAACTGATGTTGATCTCACAATGCGTGGAAGACATCAGTAGATTTGCGGCGGGTGACATGGATCTACAGCATACAACAGATACGTTGATAGATGATATGGATAGGACGGAATCGCTGGGGATAAGAAGCTTTATAGTCAATAACTCACGAGCGATAAGAAGAAGGTTGTTCCCAGATCTTGAGGATTTTGAGCATATAGGGTATGATGGAGGCAGTAAGGATAAGATAAACAGGAAGAGACTTATCGGCAACACCTACCAGATATATAGGTCGATATTACATCAATTGGCCATTGACGAGGACTGGAATAACGTGTATAGTGATATCACGTTACCTTCAGGCGATATGGGAACAATTAAAGTGGAGAGGATTGACGATGATAAGGATAACGACATTTAACGATACTAAAATATGAGCTTATTTGTATGCGCTAAATGCGGTTGTGTTGATAATACCGCCACGTCTAGCTACTGGATGTTGACAAACGAGTATATGGTGGATAAATTTGACTATGCCAAGGGACTACAGCCGTACAAGGGCATGGGGTTGTGCAGCGAATGCGGGAGGCTGGCTACCAGCCCAGACGGGCGTGATGTCGTGGTACCCGGAAAATGGCACGGGAAGTTCCCGAAGGAGAAAGCTACCGAAGAGCAGTTAAAGAAAATAGGATATAAAAATTTGATAAGATGAATAAGACGAATAAGGTAAGAAAGGGAGAAGTTAGAATATACGAAGGAAAGACATACGTGGCTATTCCGGAGATAAAAGAAGATCATTGTACAGGATGTTGTTTTTATAACGAGGGATGTTGTTCAATACGTGACTTTGATCATATCGATTTCCCTGATTGCCATAATAGCGGTATGATCTGGATGCAAAAAGAAATTAATATAAGCGATATCAAAGAAAAGGCTATCAAATTAGCCATAGATGCCATGAAGCCCATACCGATATGCTCATCACCATGCTACAATATAAGTGATAACAGATCGCCGGAGGAAAAGCATGAGGAGGAAATGAGGTTCTGTAAGGATCTCAACGACCTTAGATGTGAGATGCTTATTGATATGGCTAAGAAAATAGAGGAGTATTTATCATAAGAGGTGATATGAAAAAAATAATAGGAATAGATTTCGATGGGACATGCGTGACAGACTTATACCCTTACGTAGGAGACAATATCGGAGCCGCTAAAGTATTGAGAGAATTGGCTGATAAGAATCTTCTGATATTATATACGGTAAGAGATGGTAAATATCTACAGGATGCCGTAGACTGGTTTAGATACAATCATATTGATCTGTATTCGGTAAACTACAATCCTGAGCCAGTATCATCATCACCAAAAGTGTATTGTGATTATTATATAGATGATAGGAATATCGGCACTCCACTTACGGATAAAGGATATGTGGATTGGGATAAGATGCTGGTGTTATTAAGACAAAATAATTTATTATAAGATAAGTAATTATATATCATTTAAATTTTGAATCATGAAAAAGTGTAAATTGTTAATAACAGATTTAGACGGGACACTGATTGAGACGGTATCAGGGAATACATTCCCTAAAGGTATATGGGATATGAAAATCAAACTCGACGTGTTTGATGCTATCAAAAATTACGCTCCTGATGATATAGTCATCATATCAAACCAAGGAGGGATAGAAAAGAGATTTGTAAACAGAGAGATGTTTGAGGATAAACTCAATTACGTATCAAGCGCATTAGCGGATTACACGGACGCATCTATATACAACTATTATTGCGACAGCAATGATAAAGACAATATCAATAGGAAACCAAATACAGGGATGATAGACCAGTTTATGGATTATGTCAAATTCACAAATGATAATGTAGATGAGGAAAATAAAATCGTATACGATACTATCTTGATGATCGGGGACGCTTCCGGAAAAGAAGGACAGTTCTCCGACTCCGATAAGAAGACGGCGGAAAACTTCGGGTGTGAGTATATGGATGTGGATGATTTTGTGTATAAATATAATAACCGATAACGAAAATAAGAAGGATAGGATGACAATCTCCTATCCTTCTATTATTATGTAAATCCATTTTTGGATTACATTAAGTATCAATGATATAACTATATCTTTTTATCTTTAACGCTGTTCCTTACCCGGATAAAACCATACTCGTTGATTATATTGTCTATATCATTATCAGATAAATGAAACCATTCTCTTTCCATCCTTTTTATCTCAAATTTGCTATGCAATTCATTTTCTATATCTCTGCCAACAAAGGCTATTATCTTAAAATCTATATTACCGGTTCTTATCGTATTTTCCCTTTTGTCAATATTATTGGTTTTACCTATCTTAATATAACCATCAATATTACCTGATCCTAAATATGTATATACTACCTTGTTATCTAATATATCAAATGACATATCATATAAATAGACAAAATCTTTATATATCTTAGTTATCAGATGTCCTATGCTCAAATTATTAATATCGTTAAAATATTCAAAAACAGATATTAAATTAAAAAAATCAATTCTTTTAGCATTTAGAAATTTTCTAAACATATTTGATACATTATTTGATATATCCATATTTGACTTGACTGGGACAAACACCTCAATATTGTCTACTATACAATTATCATATCCAGTCACCACTCTTATAGAAAATCTATATCCAAAAATGTTATCAATAATAGTTTTGTAAAGAGCGTTTAAATCATCGATAAATTCACGAGGGATATCACGTCTAATATCAATATTATCAACTTTATAGATACATATATTATCATATGTTATAAAAATACTATTTATATAGTCTATAACAATATCCCTTTCTGATATATTTTTCAATCTTATGCTATATCTGTATCCACCAAGAATCCTAAGGTCATTTAAATTAGCTATCTGACATAACATAAAACCTAATACAGGGAAATTATTAAATATTGATATATATTCATGTTTACCAGTATTGTTATTGATATGTTTTATTTTGTTTATGATTAGTTCATAATCATATTCCATTTCTCTATCAGATTGTATATCAAATCCATAATAATCTTTATTCCCTTTAACGAAATCGTCTATATGGCATATGTAGGACGATCGAGCTGTCAACTGATTCAATTTATCAGGCATGATAATTTTCAAAGACCCTATTTCGTTGGATTCGGACGTCAAAATTCCACTACTATCCTTCACGGAATCCTGATAAATGCTTACATTTGCATTCATAGTTGATAATTGTTTATTCCCATCCGTCCGGGATGGATAGATGGGAATACAAAAATAGCCAATATGATTGTTTTAAGCAATCTACTGGCTATTTTTTTTGTCATACTATATCGGTTATCTTCCCCTGTCAAAGTACCAATTAGCGTCCTCACCGGACTCGTCCTTATCCCTACCTCCTAAGAAGAATCCCATCGTCATGCCGTTGGTCATCAGCCAGTAGTCGGATGTCTGCTTAATATCCCTAGCCGTCTTGATATTATACCATTGCTTACCAAACGAGAACTTCATGAGCTGCCTCCATAGCTTGCTCTCGCCCTTATACACGCCGGTCTGGACGGTAGCGAACGGATCCCAGTTTCGAGGATCGGTGAGATCACCTAACTTTCGGGCGGTAACCAGAGGATCCTGCAGCATGTCTATGGCGTTAAGCTCCATGAACGGTGATGTCTGGGAAGCGATCTCATTGATTGTCCTGAATCCTATATAGGTAATGAACTGCCCGAACCAACTATCTTCATTATCCTCCCTGTATCCCATCAAAGCCCGTCCTATGGCTATCATGGTAGCGAATACCGCCATATTGATAATCGATCTCTTGATATTGATCTGCTCGTAGGGGGTAAGCTTATCATACTCTTCCTTAAGCACGTCATATGCCTCCCCCATCCTACCCTCGGACATCGAGCCATAGACATTTCCGGCCAATCTCCATAATGTTCTCATATATCCTTCCTCGAACTGGTTGGTCTGGAAATTGAACCCAGCTTTCTTATACGCCCGCTGCACGGCCAATATAAACCATCCACGATGAGGCAGCACCATATTAAGGATAGCGTTCCGGCTAGCCCCCACCCGGTTCTGCTCGTTCAAGGCGCCGTCGCAGATCTGCACCATACTTCTGACCCTACTAGATAATGTAGGTATGTATCGGTCTATAATATCCTTGTTAGCCTCGTTCTTAGCCACGATCTTTCCGTCCTTGACATCTACCATGTTCCACATAGAATAATCCCTTAAACGCTCCCAATCGCGTTTAGCCTCGTTAGCGGACATATTCCTGTCCTTCATCATCATCTCCTTGAAATTGGAGTATGACCAGAACTGACCTTCGTATAGGCGGGTATCATCCATGACCGAGATAATAACCTGCGGATCCAACGGGGAGTTAAGAACCTCCATCATCTTAAACGGCAGGTCCCGGAATAAGGTTCTCCAGATCTTGTTGTACGCCGCCGATCGTACACGGTTGCGGACATTAAACACACCTAGGGCCTCTCCAACGACATATAGCTTGTTGGTACGGTTTATGTCCCCGATCTCAGACACGTACGTACTCAACTGCTTCTGGGCTTCCCCGTAGGCGTATTTCATGGAGTCCTTGCTTATATACTGCCCTACCATACCCTCCAAAAGGAAATTGGCCTGCCCGGTAAGGGCGCCGGTAGCCGCTACGAACGGGGAGAAGCCTAGGTTGGATTTGGATACGAATTTGGTAAACATAAGAGCCAGCTTATTAAGATCGACCTTATAATTACCTATATTCCATTCCGCCCGCTTATTGTTTATCCTGACGTCATAGATACTGGCGTTAACCCAGTCCTGAAACATTCTATAGGCGTGAGTGACCTCCGGGTTCTTACCTCCGTCGTATTGTATCTCAAGCATCTTATTCCTATATCCCATAACATCATCCAAAGCAGCTCTCTTATACTTATAAGATGCCGCCTGAAGGGATAGCATAGAATAGGAGTACGCGAAGTCATGGGATACGTCATCGGCATTCTCTAGCTTGCTCAGATAGTACTTGGGGATCATGCGATATTTGTTATCGTTCTCATCAAGCCCTCCTAGGTCTTGTCCTTGACCATGTATGGGATCATCAACCCTCTCGCCAACGATGTCACGTACGGCGTTTCCGATGGCCGCCTTCGGGTCAACCCCGGCCTGCACCATCCTCTCCACTCCGCCCTTGGATATCTGTGGTATCTGGTAGATATTCCTGAAACGCTCATCATAATCCTCCATAGCCTTACGGCTTATGTTAAGCAACTCCTTCCTCATCTCCCACTTATCCTTATTGATCGTAGCTTCCTCCCCTTCGTTGGTAATACCGTATTTCTTGAAAAAAGCCTCGTTCTTGTACTTATCGAACCTAGGCGTATGATATCCATAACCCAGATCGGGATTATAATTAGGATTCCGGAAGGAACTCTCGAAATCAGCCTCATCTAACCATTGGTTGTTGATCGACAAATCAATCATATTAATATCGAAGCCGAAACGGGACACGCTTTCTTCCTTTGATATACCGCTTTCCATGGCATCAAAAAAATCCGACACCTTATACGTACCGTTATTTATCTTCCTGACAAAATCAGAATACCCTTTGGGAGAGTATTTTCTCATATAAGGATATAGCCGGGTTCTGGCATACTCAATAAGTATACTATTAGCCTTACCCATAGCTATATCATTAGCCAGCTTATCACTGAAATCAGGACCGTATTTTTTTCTAAGGAACGTTGTCTCCATGGATGTCCATGATGGATTCTTCTGTGACAGCTTGGCGGCCATCCTATCTACCTGACTCCGGGAGCGGGCAGACATATGTTCCTTGGCGAATTTAATCTCATCCATTCCCTTGTCGTATGTCACGGCATCCCTTAACGCATTACGGTAGGAATCTGTAACGCCACTCTCCACCGTATCGGGCATATTCATCTCAATATCCTCAGCGGAAGCGGCGGCGTTAATAACGCTCTTAGCCTCAGCCAGACGATCATATAACTCGTTTATCTTTCTTAATGAGGCGGATCCACGTAACCTATCGAAATCATACTCGCCATATCTGGTACTGTCCCGGTACTGAATAAGCAAAGGTCTTAACTGATCGTTAATCTCATTTATTGTTGCCATCGCCTCCTCTACCTTCTCTATCCTTGATGATGATACAGATTGCTCCGTGATCTTATCAACCAGATTCTCGTAATAATCACCCTCCTCGGATCCCCACATATCCTTGGAGAAGCCAAGATGACCGCCAGCTAGCAGGAACTCAAACGCCGCCTTGCCGCCCTCGGACCGCTCTATCCCACGAAGTATCTCCTTGAACTCGGCGGAAGCCTTACGACCCTCGTTGGTATTCCCGAACTCCTCGGCCCATGCCTCGTCCCAGGCCTTGATCTCCTCGGACATCATCAGAGCCTCTGATCCCTCTTCCTTTGGTGTCCCATCGGAATACCACTCGCTCTTAGCTATAGCCCTGTCACGTAAAATATCCAGATAAGATCTCCAAGCTATAGGATCGGATTGAAACGCCTTCCAATCGACCTTCCCGTTCCTCACGAACTTATCCATAGCCACATACCGGCTCCTGCGGATACGGGTCATGAAATCGGACGTGGCTTGCGATACCCTACGACCCAGTCTTTCCTCGACCTTCTTATTAACTTTCTCGATCTTATCGTAATAAGCCTGCACCATAGGTTTCTCTTGGTTCTCATCCAACCACCTATTTATCGCGTCGAGATATCGTTGCTGATCCTCGAACGTCATGTCCGAGATATCAAAATTCTGGATGGTAGGTTTGAATATATGATATACCTCCTTCGTAATAGGCTTATCCCCGTCATATCCTACTATGTCGTCACGGGTCTTCACCTTAAGTCCTCTATCGGATAGAAGAAGATCGATAAGTTGTTTCTCGGTCTTACCCATGACATTTTTAAGATCATATATATCGATAATAGCCTTAGCCTGCTCGGTCCTATATAGTAAATCGTATTTGGCGAAATCACGGGACGAGTCAAGGTAATCCGAGTTCTTCCCATTTATCTTCTGTATAAGATCCTCATTATCCTTTATCCCCCATCCACGCTCTTTCATCATCTTAGTCATCTTGTTGATATTAGCCACACCCTCAACATGAGCGTCGTTATAAGCCTTGGCAAGGCGTTGTCCTAACATGCCTAAGATAGCGTTCCCACTATGCTCCAATGTCCCGAAAAACCGGGACATGACATTGATATCCTTATGGATGTTATTTATCAACTTCTTTATCCCATTCCAGAATCTTTCCGGAATATTAAACATCCGGAGCTGTCCATCCAGCCAATCCTCGTTACGATCACTACGGAGGGCGTTTATATCGGACATGGATGTCTCAGCCATACGTAATATATCATCCATATCCTCTACCATGCCAACCTTATTGCTGCCATAATAATCAGCCGCCTGATTATTGACGAATCCACGAAGGTTCCTGATCAGAGGAACTATCTCCCCATATACGTTATCGATAACCTGTATCGTCTCATAATCCAATCCTTTTCCGCTCTTACGTAGGCTACTGGCGACAGTGACCAAATACTCCACCTCAGCCTTGGCGGTCGCTATGACGCTCTTGGTGGATAATAGGTTGTTATTCTTATTTAGCTCACCCCCGACTTGTCTTACCTTCTCGCCTATATCACGTAGAAGGGAGATACTCTCACCGATCCTCTGGCTTTGGCTTGACCTCATCCTCTGCAATCTGGTATATAGTCTTTCCAATGACCCACCGTTCTTGATCAGCTTATTAGCCACATCAACATCCGATAATGAGTACATGAGATGGTCGCTATCCTTTAACAGAAGCACGTCAAATGCGCTTGGATCATCAGCTAACGCCGACTCCTTTATCCTATCAAGAACCTTATTCAAGTCTGATCTTTGAGTAGAGAAGAAATTCCGTATAGCCCGGATTATCCTGCCAAACAAGGAGAGCTGGGCGTCCTCGGACGAGGCCAGATCCTCCACCGCCTGTTCCATGCCCGGCACGAACCGCTGGGCCAACGTCTTGCCTAGGATCTCCCGCTTCACCATCCGATCCAGTTCCTCCCCTTGGTATTCCTTCCCATACACCTCATAGTAACGACCGGCGAATTGATTCCATAATGGCGTGCCGACAACAGAGTCCAGAACCTCGTCAATCTCCTGTTGGTTACGGTAAGTATCGATCAAGAAATGAGCTACCTCCTCATTAAGATCCTCTACCGTAGCCCCCTCAGCCAATGCTATCACGCCATTAGCCATATCGGATAACGCCCTAGCCGAAGGATCCACGCCATTACGCATCTTATACTTATCCATATACTCAGACATACCCATCACGCGGATACCTAATGTGGATAAGATGTTGGTTATATCGGTCCTGTTTTGAAGATCTTCCGCCTTCTCGTTCTCAATAACGCCACGGACATTACTCCCATATAAGGCGTTATCCTCCATCATCAACGATAGCGCTAGCTCCATGAACCCATCATACCTGTTATTAAGTTCCTCGAACCGCCCTTGCCTTAACATGCCTTTAATCTCAGACCTGCTTACCGTGACCTTCTCCCCGGATGTCGTGATAAGATCAAGATCGTCGCTCACCTCCGTATCAAAACCTATAGAACCCAATACGTTCATTTCGGAGGACTGACTTCCAAACCTATTCCTTAGCCTAGACAAGGCATCCATAGCGTTATAGATCTTAAGACCATCGGAGTTGCCGGCCCCTGTAAGATAATACCTATCCCCTAGCCTTATACGCTCCCCGCTCAACAGACCTTTCTTGATAAGGTAATTGACAAACCCTCCACGGGTACTTATATTAGAATCTGAGCTGATGCCAAGGACCGGGATGAACGAATCACTGTTGTTAAGGGTTATGGAGGAAGAGCCAAAGGAGATATCAGCCGTACCGGACGGGACGTCGCTCTCCTCGACACTGCCGGCCAAGAACCCGGCCTCGATCCGCCCGCCGGACGATCCTTTTATGGCATTGGCGTAAGAGTCGTGTATCTTGCCGTCATCCGATCTAAAAAACAGGCGAGGCTCACCGGAATCATATACCAATCTTGAAGATGGGGGCGTATAATCTTCAATATCATTTAACGGCAAGACATTACCAGAAAATATGATCTCCCCATCTATATTTCCGCCCTTCACCCTGATATTAGGTCGTTGACCGGTAAAAGCGCTTTCCACGGCCTTCCATAACATACGGGCTGTCTCCTTAATATCTATATTCTCCCTGATAGCCCTTATATCATCCCATGACGCCTCTTTCAGTATCGTATCGCCAATATTATCCTCGTTTATGGAATCCAGATCCACCTCCTGTACCGTAGATGTATCTACCACAGCCATATCATTGACATCACCTACCTCTCCGGAGGTAAGATAAGCCACGACATTGTCGCTATTCCCAAGGCCTCTGGCCAACGCCGGGGCATCCATATCGCTTATGGCGGACAAGACCTTGGCTGACATAAGTTGCCCCCACTCGCTGGCGCTAAGTCTGGCGCTTATGGATCTGGCCGCCTCCTTATTCCTTGGCACGGATCTCGTCCAGTCTCCGAACTTAGACCTGAACTTATCGTTATAAATAGTCATATAAGCTTCAGCGGCCTTATTAAGGTCACTTACGGCGGCTATGCCCGCTATCTTATCGAATAAGGTAGATACCTCTCCGGAAGGGGTCAAGACACGGGTTATCTTACCCTTACTATTTCTTTTAATTACGCAACTTGACATAACTTCATGTTTTTGACAAAGATAAACAAAAAGCCCCCACAAATAAGCGGAGGCTGATATTCTTATATTTCACAAATGAATCTATATCTATTCTGTACTATTACTATAGAGAAAATCATAAGCACAACCACCAGCGAAACCAGCTATATACGCTGCGTGCTCATCCTCTCCAACCTTAAATCCAAGCGACATATTACAAAACTGACATACACTCATGGCTACATGAAATGACTCATGGCAGGTATTTTTTATCGTTATATCATCATCGCTCGAAAAGTTCCAAAGTATAGCGAATCGACCATCATCATCCCTATCCTTTACCAAATTCACAAAAGACGCTTCCTTGTCCATATCCTCCTTACTTCCCCATTCCCCATTATGCTCAGGTTCCATATTCTCGAAACGATCACACAACGTCTTATAATCTAATCCAACCGTGATAATCAAATCCAACGGATATATCACGAAATCAAATTTCTTTTCTCTCACGTTACTAAAATTATTAATTTTATTTATCAAATTCACATTCGTATCACAAAATGTTTACTCTAACCGGGTTAAACGCCAACCCGCTACCGATTATCCTACTTACGTAAGAATCACCGAATACTTTTCTTCCGATTCCAATAGTTCCGTTAATATCAGCGTTAATCAATTTCCCGATAGAACTTTGGAACAATCCGCGTTTCTTTCTTTTGCCTAAGTAAACATCATGCTTTCCCAATTTTTCAAAAGCCAGATGATCCACTTTGGAGGTATAGGATTCCTCGTGGACTTGAAAGTCTATTCCAACCAACTTACACTTATAGGATATCTTTTCAACAAGTTTTGAGAATGGAATCTCAACGAACTTCTGGTTTATCCTCTTCCCTAGATTTACTCCATTCTTCCATCCTTTATTCAAACCCACAACAAGACTTCCGATATTGTTATCGATACAATGGTTAACAATATATCTACTGATCTTATGGATATGATCATCTATCCAAAAATTCCTATAATTATTTAGCTGTCTAAGTCTCTTTGAAGTACCCTTATCGCCAATATATGACATCAACCTAGCTCTCTTCTTATTATACCACTGATTAAAGGATTTTATAATCTTTCCGTTTACAATGAAAGGTTTTTTCCCTGCATTGTTGATACATGAACATAAATTATTCAATCCCAAATCAATCGAAAGAACATTATTCTTATCAAGATTCAAATCCTGTTCCTTCTTCTCATAAATAACCTCAACCACATAGCATGTAGCTTGAGGGATTATCCTAACCTGACATAATTTATTATCTCCTATTTTAGTTTTGATTGGCTGGATTATGTTTTTGATAAAATGAATGCAACCATCACTATTAAGCCTGCAAGCAGAAGTCGTAAAGACTACCATATTCTGCTTCTTGCCTCGTTTGTACTTCGGCAATTTTGGTCTTGATAAAAATTTAGAAGGATTCTTCTCATATTCCTTCTTTGATTTCATCCAAGACTTTGTTACCGAAAACACTTGAGCTACGACTTGTTGGGACACTACTGATGGTAGATTCCTAAAATCAACCTGATTCTCCTTACATAATTTAGTAGAAAACTCATATTCATTTATGTAATCTCCGGAAAATATACCTTGTCTGACGTTGAAAAGAACATAATTATACAACAACCCTGATTTGAGGCATACATCCTCAAATCGGTTGTCTTTTATGATATGTCTTTCAACTAATCTCATTTTTAATATCTTATGCCATAAACATAAACATTATTTATGAAATAAATAATTCATTCAACTATAATCCCCTTAATTTTTCTATAACCTCAAAACACATCTTACACTCAATCCTACGATACAACTGCCTTACGCCATCTATCGTAGTCCAATAACGATTCCCATCACGACGCAAGAACTCACTCATGACCTTAGTGTCAGCCACATCATGTAAATCGTATGAACCAAAACATAACTTACATATATCGTCAAGATCAAAATAAGTAACCTTATTATACGACATACAACGGATTTGTCTTCCATCAGAAATCTGAACATCGAAAACATCTATCTTCTCCATATTAAAAATAGAGGGATACCGATCCCATCACAGACCTGTATCCCTTTATAATAAATTAGCGATGAAAAGCATGGTGATGGACATGCGCCACAAATGTAATTACAAAATTCGTAAAAACAAAATATCAAGGGCAATCACCCGTGCATTCGCATGGAGCATCGCTTTTCAAAACCCCATATACCCGATTGTCGCTAGTCAGCCATCGTTTGCCGTCGCTCGTGATATAAGCCTGCCGGCATCCCTCCTGATTCACCGTGAGCGTCTTCTTAACACCTTTTGGAGTTGTTATCTCCAGCTCAAGAGTCCGATCAAGACCGTTGTTCATCACCGAGTCAAAAGAAACAGCGGCGTTGCCGGTCCCGGACCCCGGGCTGATGGTCAGAGGCTGGTCCGTTACCTCACCTACCCCGTCTTTCCAATTAATATTCAAATCATTAGCCATATATATATCGTTTTTTCGTTCTATTGCAAAGATAGTAAAATAAATAAACCCCAACCGGCTTAAGTCGATCGGGGTCTGAGTAAACGAAAAGAAACTGATTATCGTCCCATCATTCTCAATACGGTTCTGGCGGATGCTTGCGCCCAAGTCCAGCTGTCGTTAGATGTTACGTTAACCGTCTGTTGAGTACCATTTACATCCAAGTTAATAGTCTCCTTGTCAAGCTCGATAGTAGAGTCTCCAGCGGCTTGCGTTACCGTCACGTTGGCTATCTGGCCACCAGCGGCAGTTACCTTCAATGTAGCTGTCAGTTCCTCGATCGTGACGTTGGCCGGTACGTCCGAGATCGTGATGCTCCAAACGAACTCGCCAGCGGCTCCGGGATCGTCGGCGATAATCGCTCCGTTAGCCGTAGGCTTTCCAGCCGCCGTGTAGTTAGCCGGGAGCTGTAACGTAAGCCCGTTCTCCTCAGCCGGCGTGACCGCGAACGTAAGCTTAGTACTGTTAGACTTACCGGTGATGGTAACATTACCACCTGTCTTTTGTACGGAAGCGTTAGGGCTGTCTGATCTTACCACCTCAGCAGCCGCTGCCTGATTAACTACCAACGCCTTCTTAGCCCCGCCGTTCGTGGAGACCGTAAGGTTGATAGTGCGTTGAAGACGACCGGTGTGTTTATCACCGGAGAAATTAACCGCCTGATCTCCTGATCCTGATACCGGGTCTACGGTTACGAAACCGAATTTTTGTGATGCCATACTTAAATATATTTATAAATGTCCTTTTATTATGCCAAAAATAACTTATATAATGTTAGCCATAAAATATGGGGGGGGGATAGATAGCACTACGACTACACCCGCTCCACGTACAGACCTATTAAATCCTGTAGATTATGGCTGAGAGGAGTTCCGCTATCCCTAGTACACTTATACACATCAGCGTTCTGGATGTAATATTTATCCTTGAATATCTCCATTGGAGGGAAATACGGGATAGGATCCCCTATGGTCCCGGCATGCTCCTTATCAATGACCTTGTATAAGGAAGCCGTATTTAGTCCGGGTTCCCATTCCTTTGATAATGTATGTTGTTGAATAACCTCATAAAGGATATCCGTATCGTCCTTCACCACCCTGAGACAGAATCCGGCATCCACCGACAACCCGAACTCCGCCCCTTCTTGTCCCCATATAGGGAATAGGGCCTTAACATCCAATTTATCGTTAGAGGATAAGGATAAGTCTTTATTATTAACCACCATTCTAGAAAATTTTACAGCCACCTTCTGAGGATCAGAGGCGTCCTTCTCCTTCGCCTGTTGCTGGACGTATGCTGTGGTGACACTTATCTTGTCTGGATATCCGGATTGGACATCAATAGCCCTTACCTGCTCTACGGTAGTGGCTAGATTGATCTGCTTTTGCTTGTCCCCTAACGCCGACATAAGATCATTATCATACTTATCCATCATCCCGATCAAGATCTTGCCTTCCGTCATATCGAACTCCAGACCCATAATCGTTATCTTACCAGCTATAGCCCCATCAGACAAGGCGTTACGTCTATCATGTTCAGGAATATAGATATTCTGATCATCCAAGAAGAACTCATATAGATTTCCGGTCTCATAAGTTCTTATCTCCTCGTATTTAACTGATTTCTCATCATTAAGAAGCCTTGACTCATCCAGCTTAGTCTCGATAATCTCCTTGACAGTAGCTTTAGGATTAGCCTCCTTGAACGCCAGTTGCTCCTCCCCAAGCTCTATCCATGGTGCGGGAATACCTTTGGAGTAATCATCATAACTATAGCCCTTGGCGTAATTATCGTCAAGAGGCTCATCTTGAACCAACATCTTGGGATATATCTCCCTGTTTATATATGTAAAACTCATAGCTTATTAATCTTGTTCTTTAACGGCGATGCTATACTTGCCTGAAGCGTAACACCAGATATTTATCTCGAAAGGCTTGTTAGCCGTAGTGGTTATAGAGGTTCCGCTCATGCTGACATAATCCCCGGAATTAGGTATAGCTTGGGTGAAAGCCGCTGAGGGGACACACCTGATCATCAGCTCCTCCCCTACCTGCATCCCTGACTGCACGGATAGGGTGGTAGCGGCTGATAACGTAGCCGTGATACTTCTCTTGCTAATAGGCAGGTTAGCTAATGTCGTGACCGTATTAACCCCTATAAGCCTGTTCATGGTTTTCTTATCAGCAGCCGCCATCAATCCATTAGTGGATTCGTTGGCCACGGCATATGTCGTGTTAGGAGGGGTAGCCCATGTACCATCTCCACGCATAAAATTAGAAGTGCTACCATTAAGCTGTCTCAATAAGCCGTTGGCGGAAGTGGAGGCCAACCCGTACGTGGTATTGGTAGGCACGACCCATGTTCCATCGCCACGAAGAAAAGACGTCTGTTTCCCCGCTGCGGGAGCCGGGACCAATCCCGCAGCACCAGCCGCTGAAGCCGTAGCTGCCTTCATATTGGCGTAAGTGGTATTAGTGTCTTTATAATAAGGGACACCACTGACAATAGGACAGGCGGTATAGCCAGAAGCGCTGGTTACCGTACTCCCGTTCTTTACCAGACCTGTAGACCCGTTAGCTCCTACAACACCATACGTCGTATTAGTGTCTGTCCAAGGCACATTGACATACATCTTTCCGCTACCGTCCAGTTCTACCGGATAATTCTTGCCATTCTCCGCATATCCAATCATTACCAGCCCAAGGGTCGATGTATTGGCCTTGGCGTATGTGGTATTAGTAGGGACAACCCACGTGCCATCACCACGTAAAAAAGAGGCCTGTTTACCCGCGGCTGGAGCGGGAACTAATCCGGATGTTCCTGCCGCCGATGACGTAGCTCCACCCATGTTATTATATGTAGTGTTTGGAGGTGTCTGCCACGTTCCATCGCCACGAAGATACTTACCTTGCGCTCCAGCGGCAGGAGCAGGGACCAAACCAGCCTTTCCCGCAGCAGAGGAGGTTGCCGCCCCCATATTGGAATATGTGGTGTTGGTGTCCGTCCACGGAACATTCACATACATCTTACCATTTCCGTCAAGAGCTACCGGATAATTCTTCCCATTAGCTGAGTACCCGATCTTAACAAGACCCAGATTATCGCTCGTGGCCTGTGAGTATGTAGTGTTATTGTCAGTCCAAGGGACATTGACGTACATCTTGCCATTAGCCAAGAGCACAGCGTAGTTCTTTCCATTAGAAGCATAGCCGATCTTAACCAATCCTAAGGTGTCGGCCGTGGCTTCATTATACGTGGTGTTATTATCTGTCCATGGAACGTTAACGTAAGCGTTGCCGGACGAATCCAGTTGCACCTTATAGTTCTTCCCGGAAGTCGTATATCCTACCTTAATACCGCCAAGAACGGTAGCGGAGGACGTGGGAGGGGCGAAGGTACTTGGTTTGCCCGTAACCCCGGACCAAGGCACGGAGGAAGCCTGACTGGCCGTGTAAGGCTCATACCCATCCTCACTGTTTAATTTAGACTCGTCTTTTATCAGATACATCTTACCTGTAGACGTGACCTTTACCGTATCACCACTTTGAGCCGTAGCGGTGGTAAGGGCGAATCTAGCCGCATCATTAGCTACCACGACCAATCTCTCCAAAGCCGCCTTAGGTAACCTATCTATGCTGATGGTTCCGGACGCGATCTTAGAGGCATCAAAATTGGCCAATGTCGTGGAGATAGTTACGTTGTCTCCGAAGTCCGATGAGACACTACCGGTAACAGCCCCGGACAGCGCTATGGTTCTAGCTGCCTGTAATTTCGTGGCGGTAGGGGCGTTATCCGTCTTAAGAGCGTATTTGGAAAGATCAATATCATTAGCCTTATCCAAAAGCTGCTCTATCTGCTCGCCATTGTATTTACCTTGAAAATCTGCCATATCATAATTATTTTTGCTCAAATATAACTATATACATAAACACCAAGAAATCGAGGGGGGGTAGATGCGGGCAGGTGTTAAAAGCTACCGTCCCCATGCAGGAACCCGGTACGGAATATAATAGCCTTGTCTTTCAGCTTCTGGACAGACCCCCATTCCCATTCACCCTCACAAGGCTTAATGACATACTTATTCCCCCATGTCTTAAATCTCCTCTCTATAACGAACATCTCCGAGTCTTTCAAGACATGGAAGATACTCCCTACAGGGAAGTACTTATCCGTCCTTAATATAACACGATGATGCTTCTCGTCATATTCAGGATCACCCACGATATGTGCTTTATAAAACTGGAAATCGTTTAACGTTTGATCCACAGACTCTATCCAGTAATACCCCTTACCCATTGCTGTTTGCGATTTAATAATTATATTTGCAAAAAGTAGTAACTCATAAGGTTTTTAGGTAATTTTCAACCAAGGGGAAAGGGTGTCCGTGAGGATATCCTTTTTTCATTCCCGCCCGCCCTACCTATGAACAAAAGATCTACCTCGAACAAATGTAATCATAATAAAGTTACGGGCAAAAAGAAACCCCATCGGTATTCTATCGCCGACGGGGTTCTTCCAACGTTGTATCAAATCATATCATCTCACTCCATTTGATTGTGTCACCGACGAAGCACCGCACCGCCAGATACCTTACGAACGCCGTCCCTTCCGGAGCGTCAGGGTCTTCCAGATAAGCCAAGACAGCCTTGACTATTTTCTGGTCGCAGTCCAATACCTTAGGAAAGTAGTCGCTATAGAACATAGCGAACAGATATTGGATATCTCCCCAAGTGGCGTTATCAGGTTTCTTGGCCCCGCATTTATCGAACATCTGCTTAGCATCCTCCATCGTCCATCTTCTCTTGGATCCGTCGGCGTTAAGCATCTTATCAGCGGCCTCCCTAGCCAACTCCTTGGAAAAGTGATATCCATGGGTGTCTATATACCGCTTATAATCCGGGTCGTCAGCGTCCGCTCCTCAGTAGTAACGACTCCTACGTCCCCTGCGCATATACGGTTCGGTACCTTCGTACTCGTCACGGATGCCACGTTCACCGAACCATCCCCTGCGATACATCTCATCCTCTCGTTCATGGAGTCTCTCGCGTTTCTCAAGCTCACGCTCATCACGTTCCAGCTCCCTCTCGCGCCTTTCGAGATCACGCTCACGGCGTTCTAGCTCATCCATCCTACCGTCATGCTCCTTGCCATAATGGTCATATATTCCACCACCATAACCCATGTAAGTCCCATCTGAACGTCTGCTACGTCCACGGCCGCCTCTGCGATCATAGATCTCATCATCATATTCCTCTTGGCCGTTGCCTAAATCTATAACTCTCATATTAACCTAATTTTTTAATTAACAACTCTTTTAGCTCATCGAAAGAGGATCCCATCCTATCGACTTTCTCCTCAAGATTCTTAATCTTTCGGTCTTGATCCTTAGTCTGCTTAAAAGCCGGATTGATTTCCTCAAGGATCGAATCACAAGCCTCTAGCGTTCTCCTATGCTTATCGATACTATCGAGAATATCGGAGCTAGTTCTCTTAGCGGCGTTAAGCTGGTTCATGATCGGATCGACCGAGCAGGCCAAAGTTATGTTATTGGACATAGCGACATCCCTACCCTCCGGAACGACGTAGGTCATGGAGGATCCGTTTATCTCCACGGTAAGGTCTATCACCCTATCCTGTAGTTGCTGATATTGCCCCATCTGACCCATCTGGGGTTGCTGGAACCTAGGCTCGGACACGTTAACCACATTCCCCATCCTGAACACCGGAACATCGGACGTATCCAGCGTATATACTTGAAATCCTTTCTTTAAGTCTCTAAACATATCTCGATTTTTAAGCGGGAGGGAATACCCTCCCATTAGACATCCAATCTAACCTATTCCTCACCAACAGTCGTCTCCGACGCCGAGGCGGAAGTTGTAGGCACACAGCAATCCATGAGCCTCAATACACCCCTTACCTTGTTGAAATAAACAAGGCGTTCGGTGTTGTTAACCATAGCCGCTCCGGTCACAGCCACGTTGATCGGATTCACCACAGCCACGCCGGTTACCGGGCAGCATGTGTCATCACCTACCGTGGATACGGTGCTGTTCGCTGGAATAGCTATCTGTACTGGCAATGTCTCGCCTGTTGTCGGAACCACCTGCCGGATTTTCAGCAGCAGAAGGCCCTCGCATGGCAAGGACAGCCATATCCTTGGGTTGATGCCGAAGATGGTGTTGGTAGTAGTCACTACCACGTTCTTCGTGACCAACTCATAAAGAGACCCTATTTTAGAAACACAAGCCATAATAGCCTCCTTCCTTTATAGAGTTAAATAGCGGCGTTTCCGTTGTTGCAGCATCCATTGTTGCACCCACATCCGTAATTACCTCCATAAAATGCTTGACCCCATCCATAAGTCTGGCAAGGAGAGCATGAAGGATAAGCCGGCACAGGGGTAGGTCTCAACTGGTTGATCAAATTCTGAGTCTGTTGCTGAGTCAACGCGGAGGCTTGGTAAGCCGACCTTTCATCACGCAACTGATTGATCGTATTCTGCATCTCACGCATTTCCAATTGACAGAATTTATCATTAATCAAGGTTGTTTGAGCATCAATCTTAGCGCTCAAGATATTGAACTGCGTAGTAGCCTGCTCACGATTGTTTGTCAATCCTTGGTTGATGTTACTCTGAAGAACATTGGTTTGCTCTAACGTCCGTAATTGATTGTCAAAGCCTTGCTGCGTTATCATATTTTGAGTAGCGCACGTGCTTTGGTTGATCAAAGAACTCAAATTGCAGCAGCAGGAGCTAATCTGGTTACCGATCTCACATCCTTGTTGCTGTACGGCGTTAATAACAGCCTGAGAAGTCATACCTACCTGACCAGCTACCTTATCGATAGCGCCTTGCACGTTACAGATAGCGCTTTGCAATTGAGTAGTAGTACAGTTCAAGGCGTTAGCGATCTGCTCGATAGCGCTTCTGTTACCTTGGATAGCCTGCATCAATAGCTCACGGCCATAGTCGTTGTTCAATTGAGCCGGAAGACCGTTAGCGCAACAATCATTTCCATTACCACCAAAACCATTCCCGAAACCACGTCCGCCCCATAACCAGAATAGGACGATGATCCACAACCACCAGCCGTTAGCCCCTCCGAACTGGTCTTGGTTGTTACGACCGTTCATCAACGCAGCGACTAAATTCGGATCCATCTTATTACCACCCAAAAGGCTGGTAAACATACCCGGAATCATAGATAATAAACCATTAGCGGCGCTACCGCTCCCGGAACCCATGCCGTCTAACAGCACGATTTTGTCTCCACTTGTACCCATGTCTATTTATTTTTGAATTAATAATAACCCCACCTGATAGTGGGCGTTACAAAGTTCAAAAATTAATAATCCTAGGATCGTGATATATGTCATCATCAAAGCACGTCATGTCATGCAATTGGTATTAATAAGAACCGGTACAAGACAAAAAATCCGGAACGTATCACTACGGCCCGGATTCATGCAAATCTATAAATTCAATGTTTCAATGCTCGAAAGAAAACGTCTCACGACGTCAAAGAGAGATTAACTACACGAAAAATCTCGCATCAACTTATTTGTATTAGCAGTGTATTCATTAACTATCTTACTGGATGAGGGATCATCCTCTATCCTTGATAGACGGTTATCGTCACTCCTTACCGTAACGTCACCCATCCTTCGTACCATGTTTTCTTGATATGATGATGGATCGGAGTATATAAGATCATCAACGAACCTGTATATTGATCCATCAACCGTCTCTCCTACCTTCTCATATAGGCCAGATTGGAAAGACACGAAATCGTCGTACCTCCCACGAGCCAAGAACGAGCCGTCCGGCCTCTCCTCGACACCGCCGTTGACCTCCCGGAGCAGGCCCGGATTCCTTTGGTACAGATACCTGTAAAACCCGACATCCATCATCCTATCCTGTCTATCCAGATAGAAAAGATCCCTCATGCTGCTGTCGCTGGACTCGATAGCCACATCAAACAACAGATCTCTTACCTGACCATCCGGCAACGACATCTCCATGCTTTTTAACGTACCTCTGTCATGGTGGTTCAAAGATACGTTATAAAATCCATTAAAATCAAGGAAGCGCAAGACATTATTATATAAATCCGATTTTTTTAACCTTTCCTTGATCTGGATCTTCCTCAACGATGTACAGGATTTGATAAAATCCCGATCCTTTCCCTGCCTAGCCTCGTATCTCCTGAACTCCCGATCAATATCGACATCATCCATCTTAGGGGTTACGGGATGCTGGTATATCAATCTGGTAAGGATCATGTTCTCAGTATTCGAGGATGAGATGTTGGACATAACTAGCTTCTTTATGTTATCCTTGATCACGTCAATATCGGAACGGGAAGCCCCGGCGGGAACCACGCCAGCCGGCAAGTACGAGGCCCGCTCTATCCCGATATCGGTCAACATCTCATAGGCCTGATCGGTGTCGGTTATCGGGGCTGTGTTATGGTACGTATTCCTACCCATATACAACATGCTCCTATCATACATATCGGAAGGGGATGTATTCCCGGACCTTACATACACCATCCTATCACCGGTAAGGTTAGTATCCTGAACCTCGTATATCGGATTCCCTTTTCCTGTTATCCTATCAAGATCGGAGATAAAGCTATCGTATACCGAATTGCCAGCCTGTATGGAAGATAACATGACATCCAGCGACGCCATAAGATCACGGATATCCTCCGGTCTGGATATAACCATCTCATCGCTGATCGCCTCGCTTATATCCACGCCCATGTCGGCAAGATCCATAGCTATATCATACAGACGTCCGGAAACGTCCTTGATGTCCTTAAAATCATCCATATCGATTATCTCCCCAACCTTATCCCTTAGACCCTTCATATCCTTAGGCATACTGATATACGGTGTGGTACTATTGAAGTACGAGTCGGTAATCGTATTTCCGTCCTGACTCCGAACCTCCATACGGGTCATATTACGATACGTGTCATACATCCGATCTGCGTAATCCTGATCCTCCTGATACCGGAGTGCCAAGGAAGGGTAGGGGACGGAGGTGAAAGCCCGGTCAAACTCCCGGCGGTCGCTGATACCGCCTACCGCCCTCATGATCGTATCCCTTACCTCCATTGGATTCAAGACCCGTCTCTTTCCTAACGAGTCATATGTATCCTCATATACCATATAATCATCACCAAGGCCTGATCCGGAGGACAAGAAATATGTATCCTTCTCATTGAGATCCCCCTCAGACATAAAATCGACAATCCTCCTCATCATATCCCTTACCCGCTCATACTCCGATCGGTTAGTCATGATATTATCAATCTCATCTGCGTCATACATCCCGGATCGTTCAAGATTATATCTGTTGATGAATATATCACCGCCGGAAAGGAAGTTGGATACGATCATATCATTAAGATCATTGATATTATCAACGCCCAAGGAAGTAAGGGTATTATTGATATCCTTAACCTCGTCAGCCATGAAATTACCCACAGCATAATTCTTTTGTTTGATAAAGGACATGACATCATCATACCTAGGTTCCCCATTACTATCTAGGTCATATTCCGATGGCATGGACATCCAGTCGCCAAAGAAAGACACGAAGTCGGGGGAGTAGGCCGTACCCCAGACCGATAAGGCCTGCTTCTGGTCGCCAAGCACCTCCATCGCTCTTTGGTATAATCCGGATGGTTGGTTGTTAGGGGCAAGGACATTATCTACCCCACCCTCCTTATTTTTTATAACATAACAAGATCTGCCCATTACTAAATCGTTTTGACACAAAGATATAAAAATCCCGCCTACTCTCACGAGCGGACGGGAGCCAAATAACAATAATAACAAACCTTATGTTTCTCCGAAAAGTACAAATCTTTTTGCCGATCCTCACGGACAAACAAAAAACTCAATCCTAAAACTATAAAAACGAAACTTATTGTTTAGCAAAAATATTTTTATCCGATCTACTGAGAACCCTACCTTTCAATTCCAAGAACCTAGGCATCCATTCCTTAGATATCTTAGATACGATCCACTGAAATCCCTTAGGAGTCACATAGACAGTGTTAGTACCGTAGAACTCATCATCATCACGATATCTGTAACGAGCGTAACCACGATCTATCATCCTTTGGGAAAGCAACCACCTCTTACCGGTCTTAGCAAAGAACTTATTATCCTCAAGCAATATCCGGAGATTCTTCTCCGCTATATCATATCCATGAGCCTCTAGCTTTTCCCGAACCTCTCTGATCAACATATCTGTCTCTTGGGCTATTTCGGCTGTCTTAGCAAAATCAACCATAGGAGCCTGTTCTTTGATAATATTATCAGATATCCTTTTGGCTTCCTCTGCCGCTTTCTTCGCCTCAGCTAACGCACGCTTCTCCTTTTCCGATTTAAGTAAAGCCTCTAACGCCTCTATATAATCAGATGGAAGTTCATTCTTTGATGGCATAGAATAGGAACCTGTTTTTCTAATAGAAGGAAGAACCTCCGATGTTACCCATCTTTTGAATTTCTTGGCAGATTCCATCTTAGATGACATAATCAAAGAATACATCCCTGATTCATTGATTAATTTAATCTCCCTAACAGCCTGATTTATAAGGGGGTTTATTTTAAACCCCATTGATTTACAATCACTTGTAAGAATAATAGAATCCTCATCATCCACAAACCTTTTTACAGCGTTTCCTAAGTTTTCATAGCCAAGACATCTGGCTATGTCATTACCAACAAACCATGGATTGTTTTTCTCGTCTAATAATACTCTTACATCCCCAAAATCAGGATTCTCAAACAATTTTAAATTATCCATAATATAAAAAACAACAAGGACCATTGGCGTCCGTTATTCCACCAATGATCCTTATCTATCGCCTACGCCTAGGCGAGTTAATATCTTCTTATGGCCCAATAACGGATGGACACCGCAAATATAAGACCTTATTTTGAAACTACAAACAAACAGGAGATATTTTTACAAAAAATGTAATCAGCCATATTCCTCTGTCATATATAAAGCGTAGCTATACCTATCCTCTATCATCTCCACCACCTTCTTGATATCAGATAAAGTTAGTTTCTTTATCTCCATATTCCTACTATCCATCCTGACAAAAGAGTTCTTGAACTCCTGCTCGGTTATGGCATCCAACCTAAATAGATTGTATTTTATAAGCAACTGGCTTACGTCAAATATCAGGATATTAAGATCAATATCATCCTTCAACTCATCAAGAAGATCACGCATCATGGCTTCGATAGCATCAGTATCAAGCTCCAGTTTCTCGGCTTCCTTCATCAACTTCTTGATAATACCATTGTGCTCGATTATGATGTTAGCATTATCATCATCGGTAGGTAAAAGGATATCCATCGTACATTTTATACCAACCTTATCACTAAGCCTTTTGTTGAACTCAGTCATATAATCAAAAGCCTGATCCCTGCTTAATGAGTATGTATGATCAAGCAACTGCTTTTGTCTGACCTTGACAAAATAGTTACTGGTGTATAACATCATCAAGACCTTCACTCGCTGGATGCGTAGGTCTTGCATGATCTTCCGATGTAAAAAAGAATCTAGTTGCATAATATAAAGAGTCCCCACCGGGGCCATCACACACCCGACAGGGACCAACTTTTAAATATCTTACTCGTCAGGTGATGGACTGACGCCGCAAAGATAAGTCAAGATATTTTATTTAGCAAGGATTTTCCGCCTCATTTTCTCCGGATACTACGTTACCGTCGGAAACCAAAGACTTGTCCTCGGCCGCCTTCGTAGGCGAGGCGAACTCCGATGGCAGATCCGGCAGGTTAGGGAACGAGACTTCCGTCTCCCCCTTGGATACCTTGTTCTCCTTGATACTCATCCTAAACTTAGGAGCTATGAAAGGATCGTTGTTAAGATCGATGTTGATCGTAACGTCATTCATCAAAATATCCTCCTTAGTTCTGGAATCACCTATCCATCCTCTTACGTCAGCGGTCATAGGCATCCTGCTAGCCGCTTCCTTGACAGCTTTAAGCCGGTTCTTGATAACATCCACGTCTCCCGCCAGCGGAATCATATATGTCTTATTATCCAACCCAGATCTGGCTATAGCGTTATTAAGATCCATTATATCATCAATACTTACGCCTCCGCCTAGACCCTCCGTAATCCTATCAGCCATCGATCCGATCATGGATGAGAATGACGATATATCCTGATTTTTCAATCTTACGGGGTACAGGTAATTTCTTCCATTTCCTGTCTTTATAGCTACGACCGGGATACGTGAATCTTTATAGTCACCATACTTGTCCCTGACGATAGCCGTACAGAACGGGAATATATTATACTTAATATCATCCCTCATCGTAACCTCCCCATTCTCTATATATCCTACGCTCTCGACTTTACCAACCGTCTCGTTGGTAAAATCATTCTCGGATACCATCAACGTACCATTATCATCACTTACGCTAAAATTAGGTCTTCCCGGCAAAACACTGGTAACTGTACCTACGAACGGTATATCAATCTCGCCAGCGACAGATCCTACATTATCCCTATACAACTCAAAGGCCATACTCCTTAAATCAGCGTTACTCCCTTTTGAGTCTGGATCATTGGCTTTTAGCACCGAGACAAAATTACCATCACCATCCACGATCTTAATAACCATATTATCAACCAGCTCTCGGTAAGCCGACTTAGTCTCATCAGAATTAGGGTCAACGGCGTTAAGGCTATTGTATTTATCATACAATTCCTTGGTATATGGATCTAACATATCCATCTTAAACCTTACCATATCACCCTTGCGGAGGCTAGCCGTTGCTTCCTGATTCACCGACTCGTTGTTAGATCCAAACGTATCACCCGTATAATAAGGGACAATAGATCCATCCTGCCCCTTGCGATACACCATAAACCAGATGGAGGTCGACAAGGCGGTTTGCCGCCCCAATATGACACCGGTAGCGTTCTCGAAAGCCTGAGCGTCATCCTCGCTAATCATCCATCTTGAGTGGTTATCTGACTCTATAACAGTAAATATGTCGGTTCCGTTGGTGAAATCCATCACCCTTCCATTATCAGTATCAGTGGCATCAGATCTTTTAAGCCCAAGACTGTCCATAAACCTGTCAAGTCTCATTCCGCCAACTTCATAATACATAACCCCACCGATCTCTCTCTTCTGAGCCATCAACACCACCGGATTCTGGGCGGCGTTAACTTCCGTCCTGCCGGTGGATGTCCCGGGTTCGCTCTCTGTGAGGACATCACCCATAGGTATGGATTTATCGTAATCCTTGACAGCTATACTTCCGTTATCATACAACCTCATCCATTCCACGAATTGAAGAAGAGGCCCATCGGAATAATTATTGATAATATCAATAGCCTCATTAAGCTTATCCTGATCAATCTCATTGCCATTGTCAGCCTCATTCATAAGATCATTATAAGTCTTTATAGCTTCTTTGATCTGATCCTGATCAAGACCATTGATATTCATATCTACAATATCATCAACAGCGTCCTTGATATTATCATAAATATTATCATGGATCTTCAATCTATCTATTATCGATCTAGCCTTATTGATCCTTGAAATAGGATTATCCCCAAACCCGTTAACTAGACTATCGACACGAGGCTTGTTATTATCATATATCTGTCTCTCCCTAGGAGATAAGACATCCTCATTACCGTTCCATATCTTTATAGCTATATTATTGATTCTATCGTCAGAAGGATTTATGATATCCTCATCATCAGGAACCCTCTCGACTATATTACCTTCATCGGCCTTAATCTCGTTCTCCATAGATCTGGCTATCATATGATTATATGTCTTGAACATAAATGCCTCATCCTCCCCTATAAGACCATCTTGGTAAGCCTTGTCTATAGCTTGGTCGTTAGCGTAAAGAGCGTTGGCATCAGGATTATCAGTATTCCTGAAGTCGTACTTGCTATCATCCTCCTCATAAGTCTTACCCCATGCGTTCGATAATATCTTCATGAACCCGCGCTCCTGCGCCCGGATGAATCTTCTGTCACGCATACGACGAAGTGACTCGTTTATATTCTTATAAGCCACAAGATTATGACGATACTCGCTAAGCAACGCCATAGCCTCCTTATGATTATCAACCCCACGGATAGATACGGCATTCTCAAAACCGACTATAGTCTCATAAGCTGCCATAAGATCGGCGGCGCTGATCCTTGATTCATCCCTGTTTAATAACAGCTTAGATATATCTGTCTCTGAGTTAACTAACGTAGCTAATCTCCTCTCCAAAGCAATCCTATCCTCCGTCAATTTAAGAAGTCTATCATTCTCCTTGGCTAACTTGACCTTATCAGACTCAAGAGCTTCCTTAGATGTGGCACTCTGCTGAAGCTTCAAAACATTCTTCTCCATTTTCTGTATATCATCTGTAAGCTTCCTGAGTTTATCAAGATCCCTACTCGAATCAGGATTAAGACGAGAATATATATCTAAAGCAGGTCCTATATCCGTATTGTATATCCTTCCTAACTGATTAGCGATATCATCCAAGTTATCCTTAGCCTCAAGACCATTATAAGCCATGTTAGAGATGTAGGTGTTAAATGATCTATTGGATATACCATCGGTAAGGGAGTCGGCAAATCTGCTGGCCATAGTAAAATTATCAACCTTCTTATTAAACTCGCCAATAAGATTGGACTTATACTCATTGACCTGCTCATCCGTCATATTCATATCGGAAGCGATATCGCTATTAGGTATAGACTCAACTACCGTCCTAAAATTCTCCTTAGTATCATCTAACATCCCCATTTCCTGATCATAACGAAGACGGTTGAATACGGCATCACTAAAAGTCTTATCTACAATTCTAGAATTAGGTATATCATCAGCGTTATTATCCGTACTTAAGCCTGATAATTGAGCGTTCAGAGCCATACTGCCACGAATGGCACGGATAGCGGCGGTAGTCAAGGCGCCGGCATTGGTGTTGTAAGCCTCCACCATCCCCTTGTTCCGGGACATGTCTTGGCTCCATTCCTTTATACCACCAATAGTTTTTACTCCCATAAACGATCCGATAATCATACCGATGCCGATCTCCTTCCAGCCCTCATTAGATCCATAGGTCTCCTTAAACCCGTTCTTTATAGCTTCCATATAACCTATATTCTGGCGAATAGCCATGGGATTGTATCTTGATTCCACCCAATCCTCCGCGGACTTGCTGGACACACCTTGAAGACCTTCCTCGAACAAACCCTCAGATACCGGTCGCTTAATGATATTAAACGTATTACCAGCTATTTTCTGCCATTTCTTTGGTGTTATAGCCCTTAGTGCACCGTTATCCATTCTCTCGGCGCCTACGCCAAATATATTGCGTTTTATGAACTTATCCACGCCAAGATCCATGCCGAACATATCGCCGAACATAGCTATATTGGATAACGTAAGGATACCGATATTGGCAGCGAATATAGCGTTAGCGGCATCAGCATTATCAGCTCTGAACTTCATGAGTTCCTCATATGAGGCTTCTCTACCATAGGCATTCCTGTAAGCCTGCTTGAAGTTTTCCTCAGATTCCATCAACCCACTCCTTGACTCTACCGAAGCCTCCCAAAGCGTTGACGTACCGATAAAGGTCAGGTTGTCCAGCCCCTTACCTATGCCTCGTCCTATGCGGGCAGCTCTTAGCATAGCATTAAACCCGGTCTTTGTAGCAGAAACAGCCTTCCCCATACCGGCAATCGTAGCACCTATTCTAGCCCCCATACGAGCGGCATTCATAAGACCAGCTCCGGCGAAGGCGTAAGATGACAAAACGGCTCCAGCCGTAAATGCAGCTCCTGACAAAAGATCATTTGTCCAAAAATTGGTTGTAAACATACTTTTAAGAAATCCAGCATCTCGCTCCTCCTTACTGTAATAATGATTAAGCGTATAATCACCACGCTTATCCATATCATCCAACCATCTGGCAAAACTGTTATCATACATAGCTGATAACGTCCCTTTTGTAACAAGCTCCTTTAATCCATAAACAGACTGACCTACTCCACCTATTCCATACAAAGCAGACTTATAAATAAACTTACCTAATCCTCTATAAGTTTTCTCCCAACCACTTTGACTTCTCGATAGACGATCATCATTATCCACATTATTGATATAACTCTCGTATTTTGGAATCCATTCACCTGTTGACAGCCTATACCTTGAATCACGAAGGTTGATCCTACTTCCAGTTATATCATAATTACCCTTAGGAATACCCGTCTCGTTTATCATCTGAAAAAGCGGATTCCTTGCTTTTACATCATCATGATAAGATGTCTCTACGGAATTTTTTATACCCTCTACTAATGATGGAATACTCCTGCTTCCCTCTCTAGACAAAACATCATTATCCATATCCGATGAACCGCGCATGCCAACAGGTATAGGGATAGAAGAAATATTATCCTTAGAAGGCATGGGAGATGGAATTGATGGAGTAGGGACATAATATCCCTGACTCTTCATCACATTCCCTATATCGTTATTATTATTGCTCATTTTTTCCATCTATTTTATCCATAGTCTCTTTATCCAACACCGAAAGAATATTGCTAAGATCAGAGTGCTGCTCATTAATATCTCTACCCTTAACAATAACGTCTTTATTGATAGCCTCAACCACGGCTTGGGTAAGATACATCTGAGGACACATATTTATAATCTTCATGATATTATCAGCATAATCAGTATTATATTCCAACACCTTTAGAGGTGTCCCGGTCCTAGCCTGCCCGTGAAAATAAACGCCAACCTCAACACCTCCAGGAAAGCCCTTGGCTTTAATATCATACGATTTGTAATTTCTTAAAACCGTATTAATAATCCTAATAGCTCTTTTATTAAGCTCTGATGTAGCTAGTTCATTGTTCTGAATATTGTACTTATCAACCATCCTAGAAGCCTCCTCAGCCGCATTCTCGATAGTAGCGAAAGCGCCAAGTGAATTAGCTTGCGCCCATTTCTGATAAGGCCTATTGGTCGTGGCAGAAAAAGATACAGGGATGATCTTAGATTCGTAATCTTCAGATCTTACATTCCTTTCCCTTTCGTACAAACTATACCCCATACTATCTAATTCCTCTTTAGTAACTTGAACCGTAGCGATATTTTTTCCGCCAGCCATAGCTACCAAATCAAATGTATTGGGATTATCCGTAGGACGAGCATACAATATGTAATTATTAAGTCTGCTATCTTTATCCTTATTCAAGAAACCAGCTCTTGACAAAAGCAGACTCTCTAATTTAGCATGCATACGCCTATCTTCTTTAGAGGCATTGGTAGAATTAGAGAACGACCATGATCTTGGAGCAAACTCGTCATATCTTCTTTCATAGACCATTTTAGAATCCTGAATAGCCTTAGCTATATTACGACCTATATTAGATGAAGACCATTCTCTTCTAAGCGTAGGACCGTCAGCTCTAGACATATTCTTACCTAAGATCTTGATCATTTTATCCCTACTAGTCATATCGACATTATCGCTATTCATTACCGGATTGTCTACACGACTATAAGTTTTAGCTATATCATTTATATCCTCCAGAGTGAAATTTTCTCCTGAATATCTATTTAACAAATTTATATAAGATCTCATCAGCTCCGTATTAGCTATAGATCTATCCGCATAGTTGATGTTCTCGCTTATCAATCCAGCTATAGCGGAAACCTTTAAAGCATCTTCTGGTGAATACTCTTTCCCTCCAATAATAGCTCCATTCTTACCAACATCCCTCGCATTAACCATACCATTGTCAGTATATGTATCAATACCTCCAGTAACATAGTCCTGATCCCTTACAGCATCATTAAGGATATTTTCCGTAGCGACATCAAAGGCATTTGTAAGATAATCAACTTCCTCATCCATGATCTTACCATACCTATTCCTATTATCATTCGCTGCCATAAGAGCCTCATATTTATTCACCATATTTGGGGTTGATGATAATACAGAACTTGACGCACCGCCATTATTAGTGATCCATGCCATAATATTCTCGCTATTAACACCACCATGATATATAGAAGGATTGTTTTGTATATCGTTCTCTATGCCTCGTAGATCAACAGGATTTATGGATGATATTAAATCCTTCTCACCTGTCGATATATTATTCTCATTCTGAATATATTGATTGTCAAATATATTCTCAGGAGTAACATTAGGCTGAACCTTTTCCAGCTCAATCATAACACCTGTAGGGATATTAGAGCTATTACCAGCTTCCTTGGACATTACTTCCCTAAGCTTAAGATTCTGATCTATCTCCTTTGATTTCTGCCTCCACGAGAACTCTCTCTCCTTGAAATCAAGATCTCTCATCTTAAAGTAATAATCATCAGCGATGTAGTTCTCAGATGAGTTGTTATACGACCATCTAGCGGATACACCATCAAGAAATTCATTACGTACAATAAACTCCCCCGCTCTAGCCGGGTTCATATTATTGCCAATAAAGGAAGTAGCCTCCTCCACTAACGCACGGCGCTGTTCCCGGACCTCCTGTAGTGACGCCTCAATAGCCGCCTTAGCGGAAGGGCTGGCCTCGGCCCCTTTGAGTTTGGCTAAGAGTGCGCTCTCCTCAGCGTCAAAACCGGAAACATATTTATTAACGAACTGATCAGTAGTCATGCCACTAAACATACCGGGATTAGTGGCAGCCAAATACTGACCCTCTATCTGCATCTGAGCCTTAGCGTTCTGGGATATAGATCTAGCGGCTATCGCTCTAATCTGAGATCGACTCATCTCATCAACAGTAATATCTCTCATCCTACCAGTAGGCTTGCCATCCACTACCTCAGGAACAGAAAACTTCTTTCCCTTATTAAGACTGACGAAATCCTTCATCATCTTATTCATCTCCTCATTGTAATCCGTATAAGGAGTGTAATGAATAGGATTCATCCTTGTACCAACCTGACCATCATTAACCCATTCATAAAACGGCATTAAGGCCACAGCCTCATTTATGGCACTATATTGCTTAGGATTATTAAGCTTCATATCTTCGATCTTCTGAGAGAAAGACCTATACTCCCTAGTACCGGCGATAGCGTTCAATACACGGGTATCTAAAGCCTCTCCAAGACGGGCTTGTATGCTTCTAGCTATACCATCAGAAGCTAGATTGGATTTACGATACACGTTATTCACATCCTGTATCAATCCATTTAACCTATTCTGAAGATATTCCCTATCCTGAGGTTTTATAATGTCAGAATTGATAATATAATCAGCATACTCATTTATAGCCTGCCGATTCGTATCTATTTTCTGTTGCATGTATCCCATACCCTGCATCATGACATCCATGTTGTAGGGTGATACGTACTTACCGTAATTCCTTAATATACTATATTGTGAAGCCATCCTTTATCCTTTCTTGCCTTTAGTTACTTCCTGAGCAGGATATAATCTCCTGTAACTTAATATATCTCCTTGAGGGTCTGCGATCAACTGACCATTGGGACCAATCTTAACATCCCCAAATATAGATCTTAATGTATTCATGGTCGTAGCCGTGTTCCACTTCTGCTGGATCTCGTCATTTACGCTATCGAAATACCTAGCCCAGTTCTCGTCATTTATAGCCAATCCCTGCAATATACGTTGCTGGTAAGCTTGACGTTGGGCTATATTCTTATCATACGTATCAGCCCAAGTACGGGCGTTTACATTATCAGCCCAAGCCCTTTGAGCCACGTTCCCTTGTTCTACCTCATTAATGTATCTACCTATATTGGAACTCATGATAGCCTGTAAGTTGGATGATAAAGCCCCTCTCTGGGAATCCGGGACATTACCCATCTGATCCAATTGTGATTGGAAAGCACGATTGGTCTCAACCATATACTGATCAGCCGATCTCAACACCGGATCCACGGTAGGAGCGTAATGCCTTTCCAGACCTTCCGTTGTCACGGCTCCCGGGGTCATCCTAAATACCTCGGGGAAGTCAAGACCGCCACCCACTATATTCCTGCCTCCATTGCCGCTGTTCGACTTACCGGCATTTGTATTGGTCTTAGGGAGTGTATTGGGATCAATCAGCTCAGGCATATCCAGTTTAACATCAGGATCCTCCACATCACCTATATCCATAGGACCGGGAGCCACCTTATGAGGGTCAAGTATAAAATCAAGACCTTCCATTCCTTTCATGGATCTCAATGCCTGCATCTTAAGCATATCCTCGCCAAGTATCTTATTAACGACATCCTTGTTCTTGTCAGAGAATAGTTGGCTAAAATGGGTGATACCAGCATCGTTAAGAGCCTTATGCTGTTCCCCTGTAACAACGTCTAGACCGATCATAGGGCGAGATGTGGTAAACAAACCTAATTTATTGTCTCTCATCCTATCATGATATGCGGCTTCCTTGTCTTCCGGGTAATTACCTTGACTATCCTCACCGCCAAAGGAAACGAGCGTCGTGTAATCCCGAAGCGCCTCGGCGTTGGCGATGATCGGGTTCTCAGCCGTAGCCAAGCCCATCCAGCTACTTGTCTGACCGTAGATAGCGTCTTGCAATGCCCTAGCCCTAGCGCCCTCTGAAGCTCCCATATAAGCATCGTAAGCGACCGGATTGAATGTCTTATAATAATTCAACCTCTCATCCGTATTAATACCTCCATAAGAGCCATCAGTTCCTTGGCGTTGATAACCGAAATAGTTAGGATCATTGTTGAACCTATTCTCGATCGGGCGGAAAGTTAATTTACGACCGAACAAAGACGTGCCTCCTATCTCCATCTTCTGGCGAATACCAGCCACTTTCTTAAGCAGCTCTTTCTTAGCCTCAGCTATATCCTCCTCCGTAAGACCGTATTCTTTCATAGATCTGGATATGATGTTATCTATCTCACCACCCTTAGCGAAATACGTATCCTCATCCTTCTTCATCTTCCGGTCTTCCTGCTCTTTGTATATGACATTAGCGAAGTCCGTAAATCTTCCCTCTAATCCATTAACGGTATCGTTGCTATCATTTATAGCCTTAGATAATACGGAGGCGTTTAAACGCCTCGTATTCTCGTCATCTATCTTATCGTTCTTCTTCAGCTTCTCCAGCGCCTTTTTCTGATCATCGTAAGCTGATTTAAGACCGATCTTAACCTTATATCTATCCGTTAACGTAGCGTACGTATCCTTTGGTGTAGCCTTAATACCATACGTATCCCTAATGTATTTAGCGAAGTCCGGCTCTATGATGGTGTCATCGGTAATAACCTCCGTACCCTGCTCCAAAGAAACAGGCGTTCCCCCATCGGCATGCTTCTGCCCCATGGCCTCCATCGGCGCCTCTCCGGGCTGCTCCACGTACTCGCCCTTCTCGACCTCCACGTTGGCTTGATCTTCCATCGACTTAGGTAACGGATATAGGTACTCACCGGTAAGGCTTCCGCTATCGAACCTATTATTAGGTCCTAGATAAACACCCCCACCATCCTTGTACTGCATCTGGGATTGCCTTCTTTGTCTGGCCTCACGCTCCTGAGCTAACCTGATATTGGTACGAGTACCTTTCTCTGACGCTATCCCAGAAACCACGTTACGAGCCAACCCCATGATACCACTAATTCCTGAGGCTATGGTGGTTATCGTATTAGCTGTTTTAGCCCCAGTGGATAAATCACCATATCCCTCGCTTCTCATACGCCCTATACCACGACCCATCTGAGTGAATCTAGACCCTATATCATCAGCGCCATAGTAAGGGATGGTGGTAAAATCAAAAACATCCGTCTCGCCTGAACCGGTCTTAGACTTATCAACATCGTTAACAGTTATGTTATTAAGCGTAATACCATTGTCCTGATAATTCTCAGCTATACGTTGCAAACTACCCTTGAAGCTAGCCGGAAACACATTATCCTGATCAAAAGCATTAGCATATTTAGTCCTCAACTGATCTGGAGTATCCAAAGAATATATCCCTAGCGGATTGACCGGCGCGGGTAATCCTTGGTTGGTATTCACCAAAGGTTCTATACCTAACCCTTGTATACCGTCCATATTACCAAGCATATACGACCCGACTTCCCCGGCCTCTTGATATTTAGGTATCTTCCTCTTGATTACGTATTTGCTCATGTCTAATTAATTTCGTTCTGACACAAAGATAATTTAAAAAAACAGAGACTCATCATTTCACAACGATGAGTCTCTCAGCAAATGCTATTATTATGTACAGAATTAAATTCTTTTTATGAATAATGATCCTATAGCCTTAACCAAATCATAGAAACCGGCAGAACTGAGACCTACAGCCACTCCATATAATAGAGCCTCCCACCATTCACTCCCTATAAGCAATGGAGACACCTTTAGTAGCCACGCTAATATACAAACCAGCATACCTATGACTACGGCGGATAGGACTTTAGCCCACTTATGGGTGTCAATATACGGCACAACCTTGGCTAACTGCGTAGCTGACATCGTGACGAAAGCCATGATGCCGGTGAAGGTAGTTAAATCAATAGTGATAGCCCCTTCTGATGGGATTACCTCTTGCGCCATCAAAACGAACGGCGTCAATAACATAGCAAATAAAAATAACAATCTTTTCATATCTAAAACATTTAATAATTTCACAAATGTAGTATTAATTTCGAGTTCTACTCATACCTTTTATGTTAAGACTTAACCCCGGTATCATATTAAGTACCAGCTGCCTTTTTGCCTGTTCTCTACGCATACGCTCAGCTTCCGCTACCTGTGCCTCTGATTGGGGATCGTTCTTGATGTTGTTAGCGATATCCTCTATAGCTTTCTTGTTGGCGCCTGATTGAGCTAGCATCTTATATAACAGGTCTTGACCTTCCTTCTCCCACCAGCTATCCACGGCAGGATGGGAAGCCAAAGAAGGGCCGGCGGGGGCTACCGTCTCAGGCACGGGCTGATGACCTCCGTCCCCCGTGCCCGAATCCCGCTGTCCGAACTCGTATCTCATTGGCTCGTTCTCCGGGACACCATACCTATTAGCGAACATATCAGCGAACTCAAATCTCTTCTCATTTCTCAAGGTCGATCCAAGAGGCCTACCGTATCCTTGATTCCATGCCACGGTAGCGTCCTTGTAGTTGACGGCGTTATCGAAATCGGATTTAGAATACATATAGTAATTATATACATTACCTTGAGCGTCCTTGTCAAAAAACTTTCCTTGATTGATGTAATTCCAACCTAACCCCGGGACCTTGCCTTGATACTCATCCACGAGATAATCCAACTGCTGTGTCAATGTCGGTTTCTTCCCATACCTGCGCTGTAGCTCCTTCTTCCTCGGTCCAAGCCATTGTTGGATGCCAAAATCACCGGCGGCTCCTAGGGCTTCGGTGTCCCCTCCGGACTCGGCGGCGATGTTCGACAGGATACCGATAGCTTGCGTTTGTGGTATTCCCTTCTTGTCGGTCAGATAATCCCATATCTCGTCATATACAGCCATCTTACTATCCTCTGATCTACGAGGATCAATAACGTATTTACCAGCACCATAATCTCGTTCTGTATTTACCGGACCTCCATCCTCCTTATCCTCCAACTTATTCTTAGACATAATAGCGTTACGGATAAGAGCATCCTTCCCGCTTTCCAGAAGAGGATTATGATCCTCAAACGACCCTCTCTCCTCAAACTTATCGCCTATAGCGTCTAGTACATTTGTGGCTACGTTTACAGGAAATTCCTGATCGTCACCATGAAAATCGTATACGTCATAGACACCTAACCTTCCATCCGGACGCCTATAAATTGTAAAATTACCAAATCCTGACAATGGGGTAAGATCACCAGCAGCTTCGGGATAAAAATCGTATTCAGAAAAAACCGTAGGCTTTCCAGATCTTACCGAATTACGATTCTTCTCAAAAACATCTACCCATTCTCTAGACTTTTTCAAAAGCTTCAGCCTACCATAAGCATCATCTGTAGCCGGCTTATCAGAGCCATATATTTCTTGCTCCGTATCATGTATTTTCTTATCTAACCTCTTTATCTCATCCTTAGTGTCACGATTGAACATCTTCTCAATATCAGTAATGACATTATCAGGAATCCGTACCTCCTTATTATTGCCATCTAGATTATTAGGTTGAGATAAAAATCTCGCCCATAGTTGATCGCTATATTCATCAACGTTAGCCTTCCCGTTTCTGCCATATATAAACTCATTGACCTTGTCAGGAAGGCTAGCATTTGAAGCCACCACATCGGGGGTGACATTCTCGTACAATCTTCTTCTTATGGCATTACCTAAGATATCTTTTAAATACGAAGCCTTATCAGATACATCCTGTCTTACATACAACGGATCATCACCAATAGGCCCACCATCCTTATATTTAACCTTGAAATCAAAATTGCCAATATATTTCTTTACATTATTGATATAATCATTATCATCAGGAGAAGCCTTGCCGTTATTCAATAACCTTCCCTTACCCATCCATTTATAAAGCAAGGCGTCGAATTTGTCTATATCATTACCTTTATTATCCTTAAAGCCACGACCGACAACCTCATTCTTGTATATAGACGCCAAACGCAACATGGTAGCTATACCTGAATTATATGGCTTTAGGATATTCTCCTTATCTATACCAAACTTATTATATATCTTCTTTGTCTCATCATTATCACCTTCTATCTTTATCTGTGTTATACCCTTCGAGTTATAAGACCTGTCATTCCATCCGTTACCATTTAACAACGACCTGAATCTCTTGGCTATATCAACGCCTTGATCACCGATAGCTTGTTTCCCTATATATCTTGCGGATACACCAAACTTAGTCTCCTGCTCGGCGATACCCATGGCAAGCATAGCCATCCTATCATAAGTGTAGCTATCGATATCGAACTCACTCATGATACGTTCCTTGTTATATGATATAGCGTCGCTATATTCCTTTATATTGCCCAGCTTATCCATTTTGGCTATATTATCAATGGCTGATATAACACCAAGGAAAGCGTTGCTAGAATTGACGCCATTCTTTGAGTCATAAGCGTTATAAATCCATTTAGGCAAGATATCAGGAGATATATCACTATTTTTTACGCTTATATTCAATGGCCTAAAATCCTTGTTTATATGAACATTATAATCATCCCAAAGTCTCTTCTCACCGGAATCCTCGCCATAAGGGTTATCCGCTATATAATTAAGCGACCCCTCACGAACGACAAACCTACTTCCCTCTTTCTCCGGAAGTGTATAAATAAAATCACCCTTCTTTATAAAATTATACAGCTCATTCCCCGTATTCCCAAGAAGCCTGATACACCCATTAGATCCTCTTCCAGCAGAAGCCTCATGATGCATAGATGACGATATATCATGATCCCACTTGCCTGTCTTAGGATCAAACCTGGCTCTCTGGAACGATTTCTGGCCATGATACTCGCCTATACCTGACACTCTTGTTATGCCGGCCGGAGTAGACATATTTCCAGCTCCGGCGATAAGTTTTTTATCCTTCGTCGTCTTGGTATAGGTATTATAATCATCGCCAGAAGCACCTACACCTATATTATTAGTGCTATAAAGAATATCCCCGCTCGGTGAATAAACCGTTAGTTTTTTATTCTTCTTATCTACAATAGCATAATTAGATTTATGATCGACGCTCTTGATTATATCCTCATCGCTCATCTTATTGATCTCAGCCTCCCTGGATATTATATCCATCAAATCATGATCCTCTTTCTCTATTGACAGCGATGGGTCTGAAACCTTTATCTTATCACCTATCTGTATCTTGTTGATATCAGGGATATCCCTATTCCACGATACAATATCGTCTAAAGATAATTCCAATCTTTTGGCTATACTCCAAAGAGTATCGCCTTTAGATACGGTATACATCTCTCCTCCATCAGCTTTCCGTTCAATCTTCTCTCCCCATAACCCATATTTCTCCCTAGGCCATATGCCATCTATGGCATCCACATAACCAACGGGATGCTCCCCTTCCAGACGCCGGTCCCGTCGCTCGTCCGCTGGGTACAGGGCGTTGGCCAACGGCTGCGTGATATGACCCAACCCCTTATCCTTGGAACTCGACATAGCATCCACCACAGTCCGATATACAGGTCTTAATTTCTCAGGTGAATATAGCCCCGCCTCATCAACCAACTCACCGATCTTCTTATTTATACCCCTGATACTGAAATTATAATTACCCATGCCATTATTCAACGGGGACAACGCACCTCTTATCCCATTCATGCCTTTAACTGCGGCTCCTCCGCTAAGGATATCAAACTCCGGGGACACGTTTCTCAAAGGACTATCATCCATCCCCCTGAAATACATAGGACGCTCACCTTTGACCACCCTGTCAAGATCCTCCTTATATAAATCCTTTATCCACGACGGAATCTCATCCTGTTTATTCTTCTTTGCCATAAATCATGTTTTTCACAAATATACACACAATCAAATGGATATTAAAACATAAGGCGGGAACATGATCCACGTCACATACCCGCCCTTAAGAATGTAAGCATATTAACTAGCTATTATCCCACTCGGCGAAATCGCTATCCACACGGTCTTTCAACGCCTTCCTTTCGTTAAGGAACGTCTTATAAGACTCCACGTACGACAAGTCCAGTATGCCCAGCTGGGCGGCGTTGTAGTCGTTCAGCTTCTTTTGCTCCACGTCCTTGTCCCATAGGGCGTTGATACAGGCCTCCAATATCTTGTTGGCCGTCAACGTGGGCCATACCCTGACCTCGTTGTAACTATAGGAGATCACGGGGGCCATATCGTCACCCATCTCCCTTGTCTCCTCTCTAACGTCCCACCGGTAAAGGTAGGATCCGTCACCGTCCTTTTCCACAGTGATCGGTATAGTGTCGCTATATGTTCTTTTCATGTCTTGTTATTTAATCGTTATACAAAAAAATTCCCGACGTGATACGTGCGGCTACGCCGACGTTTTACGAAATTCGGGGAAAAAGCAAAGGCGCGAACCGAAGTAACGAGCCGCAGCGGAAGGCGCAAGATTCGCATTCACGCAAGTGAGGCCCGCAATCGACCCGCCGTCCCCGTTACCGCCAACCAGCACCACCTGCATGCGGTTAGCCGATGTGTAGGCGTAGTAGTAGTCGCACCAGTAGGTAGAGGAGCTACCTCCGACCTCCGTGGCCACTATATCGCCATCTTCCCCAAGCAACATCTTCTTGGCATAACCGTTTGTACGGCAGATATTGCCTTTCTTGTCATAACCGGTGTAAGAGGTGTCGCTGAAATTCGACGGGTCATCGGTAGTCCATAATACGGATAATCCGGCATCGCCCGTGGTGACCTGTATATTGGCCCCGTCAGTATATTTCCATATATGGCCGAACGGATTCTCTATACCACGATACCTGTTAGCCATCAACGTGGCGTGAGTACCGCCGGAAGCGTTCTTCACCACATATGCCTTCTCTCCCGAGCCGTTCCCGAACTCGTTGGTATAGCCGCATGGGATAAGGGGGTTGACGTTGTTGAAGTTAGTCCAATCCGTCATTTGCGTCGGTCCCGGACCTAAGCCACCTTGGGCGAAACCGTTAGCGTCCTTCTGGGCGTTGAAAGGCTTCTGGCTGTCCAGCGTGGCGTACTCGACGGCGAATAGCCAGAACAGGATCTTGTGGGCGTTGTAGGTATACATCTCCCAACCGCTGCCACGTTTCCTCGCGGCTTGTCGGAATTGGTCTCGGGTGAGGTTGGTGACGGGGCGGCCGAGTAGGGAACGGTAGGTATCATCCCATTCAGCGGTATTGTCGCCACCTCTAAAATTAGTTGAATTAGGATCACTTAATTCACTAGCTCCAGCCGCCGAACATAATAAATTATCGGTTCTATACATTCTGGCTTCATATGTTGAGATATAGAACTTATCTACATGTTTATACCCAGGTAATGGAATTTCGGACAACATCATCCTAAATTTAGTGCCATTAAAATACAATTTATACCAATGTTCAGGTATCTCTGTCATAACGGCATAATCCAAATAGCTTCCACCCCATGAAAGCTCATTATCCAAATATTCTTTAACTCCACCATCTCTATCCAAAAGACACCTTCTCATCTTACTCTGCACCGGCAACTCCCTATGCAATTGCATATTACCTACTCTAACACCATCAGGACTAGATGATGCAGTATCCCACTCAACACCATATGCGTACCTTTCTTCTAGATCTGGTATATCTTCCCAAGCTGGAGACCACTCGGTCGAAATGTCACCATATTCAAGTTTAATCTTATGGATGGTGGAAGTTGATGTGCCAGTTTTAGGAGAACTAAATACAATCATATGTGTATTATCAGCTACTGCATCTCCGATATTAGTAATCCATTTAAAAGTCTTACTGGCCTTCCCATTTACAAAGTCAGTCTTACTGAACTGAGCCATAGAACCTACTGCACCAGTAGAGTTATATATAGTGAACATTTCCTTATCATCACCCAACTCTCCAAAAATAGTCAATGTTACTTGTGTTCCTTTAGATATCTGTTCAGTTAGCCAGTAATTAGCCATCTCATACTCGGCATTACTCACTTCCTTCCCCGATCCCAGCAACAGGTTCCTCCCGTACACGGGAAGCTTACGATACTTGCCATCATTCATTAAAGCTTTTGATCCGTCACCTGTAGTATGTATTATTACTTCCTTAACATTAGAATCAGTAGAATCATCTGTAACACTTGCCTGTATAGAAATTCCATCAGTTACCGGAATTAAATAATCATTATTAACCTGAGTTTCCACATCTAAATTCTGACGTATCCACATTTGTATAGAACAATGATTAACCCCCATAGTTTGTTGCGCATAAAACCAAATAGAATTATCACCATTGGTGTTATATCCGCCAAAAAGACTTGATATATACTCACCATTATCTCTAATTGGGAGTGTATTAACAAAACCGTTTGGAACCTTCTCTAGTAATGTATTATAGTCTTCTTGAGATATAGATGGAGTATCGCCGTTTGCCACTTTCATGAAGATGTCAAACACTGTACAATCCGCTAAATCAGCTTTAGTAGCTAATTTATCATCTACATATTTTTTGTTAACGTCTACGGTAGGTATGGTAGGTTTACCAGTAAGATCGTTGTAACTACCAGATGTAGCTACAGTAGCCAATATTGGTTTATTCAATATCAATGCATCTCCTTCTGTAGCATTCCAATCAGCATTAACATTTACTTCAGCACCAGCAGCAATACCATTCAATTTTGTCTTATCTGAAGGCAACATCAAACCAGCTAAAGCTGTAGTAGATGCAGGAAGATTTAATTCTATATTTTCCACTACATTGGTTACCAAGTTCCTTTTATCCAGAGTAATAGAGATACCTGTTGCTGTAATATTCTTAGCAGCAGCTTCAATTACTTCATTGATGTTTGTAACTTTAGTTTTATCTGCAGTAACATAGTCATTAGTACTTAAGCTCTTACCTTCTACTTTATCAACTTTAGTATCAATAGCATTATATACCTCAGTAAAGTCAACTTCTGGTATATTTACTACAGACCATACTCCATTCTGCCTAGCATATTGCTTACCATCTTTAGGTGCTTCTTCTACTAGTTCCCGACCATGATCACTACTTAAGTATGGTATTTTAACCCATTCCCCATTATATTTTACTTTAATTACCATAATTAAATATTAAATATTTGTTTGCCAATTGTTTTAGCTTCTGTTCTAAGTGTTTGAAAAGATTGCCATTCATCATATCTGGTAATAGGTTGACTGCCACTAAGCAATTGTTCAACCA